CGGCACAGGGGCGCTTCGCGCGCTGGCCCACCGGGCATGTAGCTTTTTGCGACGGGCAGAACGTGAAGGTCTGGGCGGGCGACGAGATGCCCGTCTCGTTCATTTCGATGGCCACTCATATCGATTACCACGACGAATACACCCAGTATCTGCGGACCAACGATACATCGGACGATGAAAGCATCCCGTTGATGGCCGACGGATGGAATCAGACCCAAGGGGACAAACTCTACGGTTCATACCACGATCTAAAGACAAACGGCGAGACCAACCAGGCTTTCGCGGGACGGTTCAAGGCAAACCGCACCGGATCCATTCACGGCGTTTCATTCAAATTGAAAAAAAACGGGAACCCCGCCGGAAACCTGTTGGCCAAGATTTACAGCGCAACGGGCACCTATCCGGATGATTATCCGGAGGTCGCCTCCGGGATTCCCTATTTAGGAGCGGAGTCGGGCGACGACATCATTACGGAATCAGGAAGCACGATCACGACCGAGAATACCGCCACCTCGACACCGGTGCCTTGCGCTTCACTGACGACCGAATTTTCGTTCATCCAATTCGACTTCACATCGCCCGTCGAATTGACGGCCGAAACCTATTACTGGATCGTCATCACCGCCGATGCAGATTACGTGTGTAGCACCGGTGTGACCGAAGTCCATTGTTACTACGAATACTATACCAACTCGTCCGGTCTGACGCCGATCAAATCGATGGACTACCAGGCCGCGGACGGCAGTTGGAACCACAAGCCAGCGTTGGATCTATGCCTCACCTTCCAGATCCAATACAAGGTGTACATCTACCTCGGTTGCACACGCCCCGCGCAGGGATTCAATTTCTACATCAATTCGGAGTATTGCAACGTTCGGGCCGCATCGTTGACGCTTCAATACGGCCGGTATTCCGCTGATGAAATCGCCTGGACGCCGGTATCTGACCTGAGCGACGGGACGACTTCCTCCGGGAAATCCCAAGCCCAGACAGGCGCTTGCGCCTTTACGCTGCCCACGGCGCAAAAGCCGATTTTCATCAATGGCTTGTCGCTCTACTGGTATCGGGCGAGCTTCAGTGCCTGGCTGCATCGCAGCGAGATTACCGACGATGGGTACGACTCTCCGTACATCTACCAGATCACCGTCGATTGTCCCTGGCAGAACGTCCGTTCGCTCTGGAGCGGCGATTCAATGATTCTGACCGGGTTCAAGATCTTCGACGGCGCCAAGAATCAGGATTATACCTCTTACCTGAATGACGACGCGCAGACGACCGGCACGGAAGATCAACTGAATGCCTTCGCCACGACCAAAAAGATCTACATCCAGACGGCCAGCCCCGCACAAGGATTCATGTTCCGCTTCATCCCGGGAAGCTACAACAGCAATGTTTCGGCCATGCGGATCAGGCGGTATCAGGGAATCTGGGTCGATGTGTCCGATTTTACCGACAAAACCGCAATCTCCGGCGCGAGCTTCGGCCAGAGCGGAATGGTCGCCTTTGATGTGAGTGAGCAGGACAAGACGCTTTCGCTGGATGGCGAAACCGCCTTCTATACCTACGAAATCAGCTTTTCCGCCACGTTCAGCTCCACCGTGGAGCTGTATCACGTCACCGCGATCGAGGCCCCGAAATCGATCGACGGCTATGTCTTCCCATTCATGTTCCGCAACCGGCCGCTGCTGTGCGGATATACCAAAGGGGAAGAGGGCAACCGCGTAGACTTTGGAATGACCGATACGGTGGACGTCTTCACCGGCTCCGACGCGAGCCTGGGGATGAACAACGCGCCGCTCTACTTCGGCGGTAACGATCCGCTGACCTGTGCGATCGAGATGTACAACCGTCTCGGCTCGACGATGTATCATGTCGCCGTCTTCTGCAAGGCGCAGGAGACCTATCTGCTGTCCGGATATGACGCCGAAACGTATCAGATTTACAGACTTTCCGGCGGGATCGGCTGTCCCGCACCGCTGACCATCGACACGGTGGAAATCGGCTATGGGAGCGAACAGGCGGAACTGCGCTGCATCGCGCTGTGGCTTTCGTATGTCGGACCGGTGGTCTGCGACACCGCCACCGTCACGCCGCTTCCGGGAATGGAGTGCTACTTCGACCGCAACGACAGCCGCTGCATCAACTGGTCGGCCGTCGAGAAGGCCTGTGCGGTCGTCGATCTGGAACACCTGGAATATCATCTCTGTTTCCCCTCGGGATCCGGGCAGACCGTCAACAACGTCTGGCTGGTATTCGATCTGATGAAGCGGCGCTGGTATCGCCGCGTGGCCAATGACAACCAATACCCACAGGCCTTCTGTCGCGTCGTCTCCACGAACGGGACCCCGTATATCTTTGCCAGTTACGACGACGGACACCTCCGCCGCGTCAATACCGGCGACACCTGGGACACGGGCGGCACGCCGATCGCCTGCATTGTTGATACCGCGGATGTGCTGCCGACCGGGGAGATGTGGGACGTGACGCGACTGAGATACCTAAAACTTTTGGCAAACGTGGCCTCCGATATGTCGGTAACGCTGACCCATTATAAAAACGGCGCGTCGTCGGGAACCAGCCTTTCAGCAGCAGCGCTATCGGCGACCAACCGCCACAGCCGCCATACGCAGCCGATTTCCCAGGCGGCTTTCTCACACAAGCTGCGCCTGGCGTTCGCCGCCCCCGCAGGCGGCGCAACGCTCCTTGGAATGGCCTGGAAGTTTACCGTGGAACGGGAAGATCTGACCTCCGGCGCCGGGGGATGACCGCGGAGAAAGGAAACGAAACCGATGGATATGTCTTCACAAATCGCCTTTGAACGGGCCTGGGCTAAGGCGAACCGTCTGCCGCAGGAAGAGCGCGCGATCGCACCGACGGGCCTGGCGGCCTATGCGCACGGCGTGGCCGAAGGCGAAGTCGAAAACAAGGCTGAAGGTTTCGCGTTGGATATGGCGGCGCGAGAAGCCGCGCAGCAGGAACAGGGGCGGCAGTTCGGTTTGTCGGCGGAAGAAAAGGGACGGCAGTTCGGGCTATCGACGGGAGAGAAGGGAAGGCAGGCCACGACCAGCCTGGAGACCCGATACGCGCAGGCCATTAAAACACTTGACGAACGGGAACGGCAGTTCGGCGGATCGATAGAGCAAAAGGGTCGGCATTTTACCCTTTCGATGGACGAACGGGAACGGCAGTTCGGCGGGCGTCTGGCCGCATCGGCCAGCCAGTTCGACCGGAGACTGGCCGCGGAAAAGGACATCGCCGGAATGCGACTGGGCGAGTCGAGCTACGAGAGTATCATGTCCACCGGACAGAAAATGACGCAGTTCGAGCAAGAATTGGCCTTCAAGGCGAAGAAGTTCGACGACGAAATCGCCTGGATGCGGGACAAATTCAGCCAAACCCTTAGCTTTTCCGACCAGGTATTCGCCGATAAGATGGCCCGGCAGCGCCGCGACCTCGACACCTGGATTCTGAACAACCGAATCGGCTCGGTGGTACAGCTCGGGAATACCATCATCAGCGCTTATGGACATAAAAAGGCTATTGATGAACGAAAGGCGATAAATGCGGAGCTGAATGCGGCCAGGTCGGTTTCGGGAACGCGAGATTTCAATCGAGCCTATGACCTTTCAGTCAATACCATGATCGATGAGATAAACAGCGCCTACAAAACACCGAAATATGAATTCGATCCCAACTGGGAGATGACAGGGAAATATCTGATCAACCCGAACGAGACCGGCGTCACAACCCCGCTTTCCCTTGCCGATTTCGCCAAGGGGTACGACCGGATGAAGGTGACGCCCCAGGCGTATCGATATCTATCACCGTAAAGGAGACAAATCATGGCCACACTTAGTGAAGTCGCAAAGACAGGCCGTTTGGGGATGACGGAAGGCCCGATTGCCCCCACAAACCTGACGCCCGATCAGTACGCCCGGAGCGCATCCATAGTACAGGGCGCGCTCGGGATTGCGCCGATGGAACCTGGCCGCGCGCAACTGTCCGCGATTGCCGGCGCCCGACGCAGCACGTCCTCGGAGCCGAAGATAACCCTTTACGGAACACTCGGACAACGGCTGAAGGCGATCGAGGCGGTCAAGCAGTCGATCAGCAACCACTATGCCCGGTATGACGCGTCAAAGCGCAGGATGGTCCGCGATCAGGCCAGCGCGAAGGCCGAACTGGAACGACAACAGACGGTCTCACAGCAAGAGCAGGAATTGCAACAAAATCAAAAGGCACAAGCGCTTGCGGAGGAACAAGAACGGTTGAGGAGCCAGGCGCTCTCGGAACAAGAACGGTTGAGGAGCCAGGCGCTCTCGGAGCAAGAACGAAGATCCAGCCGGGAGTCCGCTGAACGGCAGCGCTTGGAGGCCGAGCAGGCAGCACGGCTGGCCGAACAAAAAAGCAGGGTTGCACAGGAGGCCACACGCAGAAAGTCAGCGCAGGAGGCCGCGCAGGCGCGCCTCAAGAGCGAACAGGAATCGCAGGCCGCGGCGCTCAAAAAACAGCAAGACGATTACAACGCGGCCAGGCTGGCCGGAGAGAAAGCCTATCAGGAGGCCGAAAAGAAGCCGAAGCGCGAATACATCGAAAAGATCATCAAGACCCGGCAGGATAATTACATGAAGGCAATGGCCCGAAAAGACCCGAATTCAATGCTGGTCTATAACCCTGGCTTGGCCCACATCACAAACGGTGGCGACGGCTATACCGTGGAGATCCCGGAATTTCCGTCGGTGCTGGCGCCAGACGACAAAAACTACAAGGCCCCGGGCGGTCTCCCCCCGCTGGAAAACTACCTGGCCCCTTATGAACAGAACTTCAAGGTCGAGCCGGGCTTGTCGCGGGTGTACTGGCAGCTAAAACCGGAGCAACGAGAAGGTTACATGCGAGCCTATGAATCCGAGCTATATCCCACTCCCGAAGGGATGGGGTATGGCAGGCAGGAGTACCTCGACGCCATCGGTTTCAAGCTGGACCCAAACAAGCCATTGATCAAGGAGCCGAGCCCAGGATGGAGAGGGGTGGATCCCGCGCCTTCCAGTACGGCACAAACCGATCCGCGCGAGAATCCGCTCCCGAAAGGATCCGACCAGCCGGGGGCGGTAAATGCGGCGTACAAACGGCCGTATGACCTGGCAAGTCGGCGGTACCTGCTTGATAATCCGGACGTCGCCCGTTCCGGACTGGATCCCTGGGATCATTATGTGAAATACGGTGCCGCGCAAGGGAAGTTCTGGCCGGGTGAGACCAAACCCGGCGCAACGGTTCCGGAACCAAAAGCAAAGGCCGTCGAGCCGCAAGGTTCCCAGACGGGACCAGGCGTCTCCGCGCCGAAGACAGAACCCAAAGGCAATCCGGACAACCCGAATGCAACGGCAGCGCCTTCTCCCACGCCAAAAGCCGCGCCGGCGCATCAGCCCGGATATCAGTTGTTCACCGGTTCGCCGGAGCTGCCGGACGAGCCCGCGCCGGTCCAACAGACACCGGCACCGCAAGCCGCGGCGGCAAACCTGACCTATCAACAAGCCGCCGCTCGTTATCTTCAGGACAACCCGGATGTCGCCCGGGCGGGGATGGATCCATGGGATCATTATACAAGGTACGGGCAAAAAGAAGGCCGAGTCTGGCGCGGCGATGCGCGTACAACACCCCAACCCGGATATCAATTGTTCACCGGTTCGCCGGAGCTGCCGGACGAGCCCGCGCCGGTCCAACAGACACCGGCACCGCAAGCCGCGGCGGCAAACCTGACCTATCAACAAGCCGCCGCTCGTTATCTTCAGGACAACCCGGATGTCGCCCGGGCGGGGATGGATCCATGGACGCACTATACAAGATACGGGCAAAAAGAAGGCCGAGTCTGGCGCGGAGCCGCGCGTACAACACCCGAACCCGGATATCAATTGTTCACCGGTTCACCAGAAATGTAAATATCAAAAAATATGGAAGGAGATAAAACAATGGCTGACATGACACTGCAAAATGCGGAGCGGGAAAGAAAGAAAAAGATAAACCCCTATATTGACCCCGGCTTGCCGGAATACCAGCCAAAAAGACTAACACCTCCGTCGCCCGTAGAGCGGAGCTGGGCGGGTCCCCAAGGAAATCCCAACATTGATCATAGGACAGGAAAGCCCATTGATCCGGAACATTGGCCGCCGGGGAACAACAGGCTTGTTGATATTCCCGATCCCAACACAGATCCGAAACATTGGCCGCCGGGGAACAACAGGCTTGTTGATATTCCCGATCCCAACACAGATCCGAAACATTGGCCGCCGGGGAACAACACCTATCCGACGATCACAGGACCCGACGAATATAAAAGCCGTGTCCAAATGATCAGGGATACTTATTCAAAGCGAGAAATGGATCTACAAAAAAAGCTGGCCATGGCGGTTAGAAACGTGGCCAATCCGCAGCAGCGGGAAGAGCTGGAGGCCGAATTCCAAAAAGCATCCACGATCTTGAGGGATCAAAGAATGAAAGAGCTTCAGCAGCTCGATATCGCGTACAAGTCTCCTGTCGAAAAGACCATCATAAATGGCCCCCCGACCAGACCCAGCGGGAAGACCTACAAGGAGGCCTCCGCAATTTACCTTGAGGAATATATGGATGTCGCCCGGGCGGGAATGGATCCGTGGACGCACTACACACTGTATGGGAAAAATGAGGGACGCAACTGGCGAGGACCTACACCGGACGCCTCGCCGGAAAGCCAGCCGCGGATCAAAGAACCGATTAATCCGGTTGGTCCTGTCCAGCCGCCGCAAAGCGAATGGCCATCGCCGCGGATCAAAGAACCGATTAATCCGGTTGGTCCTGTCCAGCCGCCGCAAAGCGAATGGCCATCGCCGCGGATCAAAGAACCGGTTAGTCCGGTCGGCACCGTCCAGTTGCCGAAATCGAACCTGCCCGGGACCGATGATCCGAGGTACCGTTTCCCAATCAAGCCGCCGACAGGACAACGCGGGCCTCATTAAACCGGTTGGCATTCAGCGCCGTAACCCGCGCCGATGTGAATTGCCTGTTGAAGGAATCAGGGTCGCGACCGGCGCGGCGCACAGTTTACAAGATCTTCACCGGTAACGGATCGCCGGAGATGTGAGCGACCCAAAAGAAAGGAGACCAAACGATGTTTGATATGAATCTCTCCAGCGGACCCAGCGGGACGCTCCAGCAGGCGGCGCTCACGCGGAAGAAGAAGCGAATACCCTACGAAGAGATCGCCCTGTCGCAGGCCGCCACGGCCCAGCAAGAGGCGATGCAAAAAAAGGCGGACCAGCAGCGACAGGAGGAGATGGAACAGCAGAAAACACAGTTTGAATCGTCTCTAAACCAGGGCAGGGAACTGTTCGACCGGGAGCTGACACAGGACAAGGAACTGTTCGACCGGGAGCTTACCCAGGGGCGGGAACTGTTCGAACGCGAATTTACGCAGGGACAAACACAGTTCGATGCCGAGATGGCCGAACGGGAACGGCAGTTTGGAATAGAAATAGAGCAGAGCCAAACCCAGTTCGACCGCGACATGGCCGAACGGGAACGGCAGTTCCAACTGGGGTTGGAGGCGACCGCCGGACTGACCCAACAGGAGATTGCCGCCCGTCGAGAAGAGTTTGAACGGCAATACGCGCTTTCGGAACAGCAGTTCGGCAAGTCGCTGGAAGAACAAAAGCGGCAACAGGATCTCGCGTTAGCGGAATCGCGCGATCAATTTGACCGGCAGATGGCCCAGAATCAGAGGCAACACGATGACCAGATGCGGATTGCCGACGAGCAGTCGGCTGCGGCGCAGAGGCAGTTTTACATCACTACGGGGGTATCGATTTTAGGCATCATCACAATAGCCGCGATTATGATCGCGACGGCATAAAACAAGGAGGATCATCATGGACCTTTACGCACCCGTCAGCAATGCGCTGGCCAACACCCAGGCTACCATCGTCGATCTGATGAAGACATTCATGTCGAACGAAATCGCCAAGCAGGCCATGGACCTGGAAAAGGAGAAGCTCGGCCAGGCGAACCGCGGCCTCGATCTGGAAGCGGAACGCAACCGGCAGGCCGCGCAACGGGAGGCCGCCGAACAGGACCGGCTCCGCCAGGCCAGAGAGGATGCGCTGCGCGCGCGCGGCGAGGATGTCACTTTTCGGACACAGCAGGCCGAGCAGCAGCAGGTTCAGGCCGCGAACCAACTGGAGCGCGAAAAGTTCCGCGACACCTTCAGCCTGCAAAAAGAGCAAAACGAAGAAGCATATCGAAACAAGATGTTGTCTTTCAAGAAAGGTGAAGAATCGCGGGAGAAACAGAAGTTCGACGCTCAGTACGGAAAGACGACCATCGGCCAGATCGGCCAACAGATGGGGATCGATCCGTTTGTCTGGGGATTCATGAACGTCAACAAGGATTCCCCGACGACGCCGGAGCGGTTCGAGAAGATGATAACCTCGCCCTATATGGCCTACGCGCTGCCGCGCGCGGCGGTCATCCGCCATACGGAACAGCTCAAGACCATGGAGAAGCAGATCTTGACCGAGAAGGACCCGGCAAAAAAAGAGCAGATTAAGGCGAATTACGACGCCCTGTCCGGCCAGATCGACATCCTGCGGGATGCGATCGAAAGAGGACCCGACAAAGGGCTGGTCACGGCGGTCATTAAGGAGATGGGGATCACCGACCCCGAGGAGGCCGCCTCAGCCATGGAAACCATCACGAAACGCTGGAAGAAAATGCAGGGCGAATTTGCCCAGAGCAACGGTCGGCCGTCGGACAAATTCAATGCACCGGAGGTCGCACCGGCTGCCGGGAAAAATGGCGTGACGCCGGAGATCCTGGAGCTGAAACAGTATTTCCAGGTAAAGAATCCCGCCGTCCTGCGGGAAGCCGCGGCGATCATTCAAAAGGACGGGCAGGCCGCCGGAATCGATTTCTTGCGAAAAAAACGGCAGGAACTGCAAAGCAACGCCCAGGGGAACGCCGAAGGCGACACCTTTGGGATCCGCCCCGGGTCCGTGCTGTCCGACATTGCGGGCGCGGTCCGCCGTGTGCCGAATCTTCCGGATTACGAATCGGAGCCGGGACTAACCTTCTAACGGATCAGGAGACGCTATGCCCCCCCTTGCATCCACCTCGTACACGGACCCTCTTGCCAAGTTCCTGATTTCCGGTGAGTCTCCAAGAGAAGCACCCGCCCAGGCCATGGACCCGCTGGCAGCATTTCTGCTGTCGGATAGCGAAGAGACGCCGGCCGTTCCGTCCGGGACGGTATCGCGTCAAACCGCTCTCCGGCCCGAAAAATCGGGGAAATCTTCGCTCGGCGCGTTCGCCAAGACCCTTGCGCGGGTGCCCGAAAATCTGGCGGCACAAGCCATTGCCGCATTTCAGGGGCAAACCGGCGCGTCGATCACCGATCGCGGATACCTGGATCAATTCTACAACTGGGTTGAAGGGCGAAACAAGGCCCTGGGCGAGGAGTATGAGGGAGCCGGAGACTTCATTCCCGGCGTCATTTCCAAACGGGACATCGCGGAGCTGGGGCCGAACCTTGCGTTTTCCGGGGTATCCATGCTCGGCACGCTGGCCGGCGGCGCGGCGGGGGCCGTAACACCCGTTCCGGGCGCCACCGTGGCGGGGGGGATGGCCGGCGGCGCAGCCGCCGCGCACCGGATGCAGGGCTACCAGACGATGAACGACTGGCTGACGCGGAAAAATGAAGAGTTTATCCAGCAGTTCGGCCGGCCGATCAGCCCGGAGGAAGAGGCGCGGTTCCGGGAAACATTTGAATCCCTGGCCACCGAAGCGGGCTTGTGGGAGGCCGGGCCCGAGGCGATCGGAAATGTTCTGGAGCTGGCCCTGATGGTCGCCAAGGGATCCGTCCCGGGAAAGGTGGCGAATCTCCTCCCGAAGGGCGTGAAAGGGAAGATTGTCAAAGGGATCACCCGCGCCGCCGGAATCGGCGCCACGGAAGAGGCGACTGAAACCATCACGCAGATGGGGCAACAACGCGCGGAGGCCCAAGCCGGAATGACCGACGAGCCGATGCGCGAATGGGCCAGCGGCGAGGACTGGCTGAAATCGGCCGAAGAGGTTCTTCCAAGCGTGCTCATGCTGACCGGCGTGATGAGCGGCGCGGGATATGGTTATCGGAAGATCCGCGACACCGGCAAGGAAATCGACACCACCGGGACGGAACCGGGAGCGATTAGGAACAAGGTTCTCGGCGCGTTCGGGATGAGAGAGAAGACGGGCGGGGCGATGACGACCGGCAGCCAGGCCGTGACCGACATCGGGGCGCCGCCGGGGCCGACCGTCCCGCCGGGCGGACCGGCAGCCGGACCCGGAGCGCCGCCGATCGCACCCGCGCCGCCGCAACCGATGGGCGCGACCATCACCGGCGTGGACGACCTGGGCGGGGGCCGCGAAGCGCCGGAAGAGAGAACCAAGATCGATCTGGAGCGCGACCTGCTGGCGCCGATTGCACCCGCCGGGGCCGCAAGCCCGACCGCGCCGCCGCGAATGGAGCCGCCGCCCGGCGCCGAGATCCAGAGGTCCATGCCGGTCAGCCCGGAGCGCGCCGAAGCGCCGAAGGCCGCTCGGGAAATGCCCGTGCAGCCGCCCGCAGCGGAAGCGCCCGCACCCGTCGTGGATGTTTTTCGCCGAATGCCCGATGACGCCTTGCGTCAGCAAGCCGAACTGGGCGTATCTGGCGCCAGGACCGAACTGGCCCGGCGAGCAGCCGAATTGCAAGCCGCCGGGCCGAATGTCTCACCCGTGCCGGAGGCGACCCCTCCATCGCCGCCGGTACAACCTTCCGGGGCGCCCGCACCCGCCCCGGAAGGTCCCACCATCACGCCGCCGCTTCGTCCGGAACCGACGGGGGAGAGAAAACCGTCCAGAAGGCAGATATTGGATGACGCGGTCGCGAAGTACCGAGATGAAGGTCACGAGATCAACGACCACGGCGTCTATACAAACCTGGAAAAGATTGTCGTCCCCTTCAGCAAGGCCGCGGGCCGCGACGGCGAGATCCAGATCGCGGAAGCGCCCGACGGATTTCACCTCGGCATCAACATTGGGAAAAAGTACGGCGACTATGAAGGTAGCGGGTATGCCCCGAGTATAGATACCGAGGCGTACGGCACGAGAGACGAGGCCATCAGCGCGGGCATCAAAATCATCAGAAACCGTACAAAGGCCGATGACCCCAAGGGCCAGCGCGCGTTGAAAGATCTGGAATCGTTTGAAAAGTCAATCGGCGGGCCGGCGCTTAAAGAGAAAATAAGCGATACCATCGACCGATTGCGAAATCAGTCATCCGACCTTTCAAAGGAACAGGGAAGAAAGCCGGAAGAAAGGGCACGTCTGGAGTCATTCAGAAATGAGATAGACGCCGCTCAATTCCCGGGCGAACTCGGGCCGTCCATTAATCGAATCAGTGTGGATGTATCGAAGATTCCCGACGCCCAGGTCGATGTTTATTATCGGCGCATCAAGTCGGTTTATGACCAATATGGGGAAATTGATACGAGCGGATGGTCGGACGAAACGCCAAAATCCATAAAGCGAAACATTATCCGGGGCTTTGTCGAAGCGAACGAAACCGATACAGGAGTCATGCAGGAAGTGTTCGGAAAAACCCCGACACCGGAACCAACAGCGACCCAGGGCGTGGAGACGCTGGGTGCGCGGCCGACCGACGGTCTGAAGGACTACCCGGAACTGACAACGCCTGCCCCGGTCGTCGTCGTCGATAATGCTCCTTCGGGTGGCTGGACCGAGGCAGATAAGGTGCCGAAACAGAAACAGCCGTGGGAGATGACCCGGGATGAATGGCTGGCAGGTGTCCGGTTCTACCGCTCCGGCAAGACAAAGAACGCTCAGGTTCCGGGAGGGGAGAGGGTTATCCTGACACAGGATTCAACCATGACGAATTACAAGGAGAAAAGCAGGGGCTTTCTCCGCACGGTTCGTCGCCAGGCGGTATCGAAAGCGATCAAAGAAGGCATGGTCGTTCCGCCTGAAGTGCTGGCCGATTTTCCCGAGCTGGATCCTCAAACGGGGATCCACAAGGATGTCTTGAAGAAGGCAGAGATCGGGAAGGTCCCCGCGGCAACCCAGGGCGTGGAGACGCTGGGGGCGAAACCCCGGGAAACCAAACAGGAAGGAGGTGTTGACCGTGGCGTGCAAATCGAAGGCAAAGGCGAAGCCGAAGGCCAAAGAGAAGGCGAAGCCCAAGGCCAAACCGAAGAAGAAAAAATAGTTGCCGGCCGCGGAAAGCTCCCCCAGGGCGTAGCGACCCTGGGGGCGCGGCCGAAGGTTGCGGCCGTGGCCGGGAATCTCTCCGATTTCGGCCTGAACGTCAACGAGACCACAACCAAGAAGGGCACGCCGGTCTGGAACGTCGCCGGGAATACCAAGGCGCACATCGATGCGATGAAGAAGGCGGGAGGCCGCTGGTATGGGCCGAAAAAGGTGTGGTCCTTCTATGACGGCGACCCGACCGACAAGCTGCTTACCGCGCTGGGAGGGAAGAAGGAAGCAGAACCAAGCGCTACCGGGAACCTTCCGCCGAACATCACACAAGAGCAGATGCAAACCATCAGGGCACGACTTGCCGTCCTGAAAGGATATGGCGCGCCAACAGCAGGTTATGACGACTGGGTGAAGGGGATCGAAAGCGGAAACGCCGAGGAAATCGCCAACGAGCCCGACTATAAAAGCACCCTTAATGCTATCAACCTATCCATCGCCAGATACCAGGGGAGGAAAGAACCGGAAGCCGCAACAAAGTCAAAAGACATCCCGGTTCCGTTTGCCAAGGGGGAAGAGGTAATCGTACGGTATGGAGGCCAGACCTTTCCGGCGACGGTGACATCCGAAGGCGGGGTAAACTGGGTCCATGTTGCGCCGAAGCTGTCTGTGGCCCTGGCCAGTAAAATGCGACTACCGGCCTCCTTGCAGGTGGGAGTGGGTCAGGTTGAGAAGGCTCCGGAGAAAGTAGAGACGCCACCGCCTGCGAAGCAGAGATCGACAGCGAGAGGGGAATCCATCGGCATCAATGCGGAAGGCGAAGAGGTCTTCGAGGATGCCAATGGGGTCCGGTCAATCGTCGAGAATGGGGTAAGGTTGACGGAACCCGTCGCCATGGTGCCGACTCGCGGCGGTGTGCAGGCGCAGCCGAGTACGCCGAGGGATGACCGGTATCAGGTATTGAGCGCTACCGCGCGTGAGGCGCTGGGAGAACGCCTCACCCCATACGATGCACCGGAGATCATCGCGGCACGGGAAAAGGCCCGGAATATCCCGGCGACGATCCTGATCGACACCGACGAACGAAAAGCCTTCCGCCAGAGGCTGGCCGATGAATACTACGGCGACGGCGCGGCAAACAAGAACAGACGGGTGGATCTCGTGGTCGGAATGCCCGGATCCGGCAAATCCTCTCGCCTGGCCGAACCGCTGGCCGAGCAGTACGGATCCCTTCTGATCGATTCCGACGAGATCAAGAAGCGGCTCCCCGAGTATCAAAACGGGATCGGCGCCCATGCGACGCACGCGGAATCCGCCTTGATTGCCGATGATATGGTCACCACGATGGCCGCACGGAATGGCGACAATATGGTCCTGGTCCGTTTGGGCAAGACCCTCGAAACGATGCAGACCCTTATCCAGACCCTGAATATGCTGGGATACGAGATCCATCTCCATTATATGGATACGACACCCGACGAGGCGGCCAAGAGGGCCGTGACGCGTTTCCAGGAGACGGTCCGATTCGTCGATCCGGATTACGTGCTCAATACAGTTGACACGAGACCCCGAGAGGTGTATAATCAAATCAAAGAAATGGAGGAGGTGTCGTCTTATGAAGGATACGACAACAACGTCCCCAAAGGAACTGATCCCCGGCTATACGAGTCCAAAGTACATTCGGACAAGGGCCCAGGTGGACGAGCTCTACACCAAGTGCGAAGAGATTCTGCCGAATACGCTGAAACGGCTGCTGGCAGAGAAACAGAAGCAGAACCCGCAGTAACCCCCCCCGCCTACGGCTCACAGAACAAGCTCGTAACAAAAGATGAACTGGAAGAGGCCAGGAAGATCCTGAGAGAAGCCCTCTCGGGAATCCACATGGGTGTTCCTTTGTCTCCGCAGGTCGTCCAGGCCGGAATCAAGATCGCCGTCTACCATGTCGAGGCCGGAAGCAGGGCTTTCACAGCCTACGCCCGGAAGATGATCGCGGATTTCGGGGATGCCGTCCGTCCTTACCTGAAACAGTTCTACATGGCGGCCAAATATCAGCCCGGGCTCGATCCAACGGGGATGGACAACGAGGCCACGCTCGACGAGATTGACGAAAATGTCGTCACCCTGGAAGACAAGCAGGCCCTTATTGGAAAGCTCCAAAAGGGCGATCAAGTTTATTACAAAACACCCGGAGAGAAGGGAATATCCGCGGGCGAGTTTGTTTGGAACAACGACAATGCCTATGTCATTGTTCTTAGCGGCGGCGGTCTGACGAGGGAAGTGCCCCCGGAAAACATTGTCCGGGCGGAGCGGGACGGCAAAATCATTGACATTGCTGAAAAAGAGGCTATATTAGAACCGACGGAGGGAGGTGAGGCAGGTGAAACACATGTGGAACGCGAGCAATCTGGACCAGGAATGGGACGACCATCTGGACTGGATGCTGGAGAACCACCCGCAACGGACGTACGACCTGTTTCGGAGGGGAAAGCTCCGGGCCTACCTGGACAAGAAGTCCGCCCAAGCGAACATCATGTGGGGGCGGCTGGAGAACGAGAAGAAAATGCCGAACTGGCAGGCCCAGGAGATCGTCTACAACGCCCTGATTTGCCCGCCCGAAGGCCCGGCGAGTCGGGAGAACCCCCCAGCGCCTCTGTCCGAAAAGAGGCTGAACATGATCGAGACCTGGCGCATAAAGCAAACAGAGCCGAACGAGATCACGATCGAAATCACCGCATAGGTCCCACCGACACGCTTTTTCAAAGCGGAAAGATCGCCCGGATCGAGGCGAATATCCGTGCCATAATCCTATCCAAGAAACTGCAAAAAGAGAACCGCGACGCCACCCGCGCCGAAATGAAGATCCTTGCCCAATACACCGGATGGGGCGCTGTGACCGAAGAGGTGTTCAAGGATGAATATGTCCGCGCAATCGATTACGAGAAAGATGGCGGTTGGTGGTGGGACCGCATGGCGGAGAAGGAAAAGGCCGCCTATCTGAAATGGAAAAAACGAATCGGCGAGAAACTTCACCCGGATCTTGGCGGGATCCTGACCGAAGAGGAGTGGGAAGCGGCGCGGGAGTCGGGATTAAATGCGCATTTCACGTCGCGGGAAGTGATTGATCATGGTCTTTGGGCGCTGTCGCACCGTTTGGGTTTCAAGTCCGGGACCGTTCTGGAGCCCGCAGCGGGCGTCGGCCATATCCTGGGGCTTGTCCCGGAGGAGATCGCAAGCGATGTTCGGCTAAAAGGGGTCGAACTGGACAACCTTACCGGGAATATCCTGACCCAGCTCTACCCGGATGCGGAGATCCAGGTCGCCGGGTTTGAAGAAGCGCGAGGGATGGCCGACAATACCGTCGATCTGGTCATCAGCAATTTCCCGTTCGGAAAATACGAAATCTTCGACAAACAACACCCGGACTATTCCGGATGGTCTATCCATAACTATTTCTTCGCCCGCTCTCTGGATGTCGTTCGCCCCGGCGGTCTGGTCGTGGCGATCACGTCGCACTGGACGATGGACGCGACAACCAACGGCGAGGTTCGCAAATACCTGGCCAAGAAGGCGGACCTGATCGGCGCGATCCGGCTGCCGAATACGGCGTTTGCCGCCAATGCCGGTACGGAGGTCGTCACAGACATCCTCATTTTGCGAAAGAAAACCGGCGAGATCCTGTCGGGCGCCGACGAGTGGCGGCTGGTCATGCCGACACAGACCGAATCCGGCGAAGAGGTTTCGATCAACGAATACTTCATCCGGCACCCGGAGATGATCCTCGGCAAAAACAGCACGGCGGGAACAATGTACGGTGGGAACGAATACACCGTGGATCCGGACTTATCCACGCCGCTTACAGAACAGCTCGACGCCGCAGTCGCCCGCTTCCCGGCCGGCCTCGCCGGAGAGGCCGCACCGCACGCGGTCCGGACCGAAGAGGAGGGAGAGCTGGCCCGAGAGGCTGAAAGAGAGGGGATGCTCGTTTCGTCTCCCAAAGGGATTTTCCGCGTCGAAGGTGGCCGATTGGTCAAGCCGTCGTGGTCCAACGATGCCAAAAAAGTCAAGCAGGCACGCGCATACCTGAAGGTTAAGGAGCAGATGAAGCGCGTCGAGGCCGTTATGCTCGACCCGGATGCAACCGACGATGATATCGCTACGGAGCAGGCGTCTTTGAACCGGGATTACGACGCCTATGTGAAGGCTTACGGCACGATTACACCCGCCCGCAAAAGCCACTTGGCCGACGATATCGAATTTCCCCATGCAATGGCGCTGGAGCGGGAAGTTCGGGAGCCTCGGCCCAGCAAGGGGAAGACCTCCGGGCAAGCCTGGAGTATTCGCTACGAGAAGATGGACATTTTCTCAAAGAGAACGCTCTACCCGTTCGTCGAACCGGCGAGCGCGGCCACCCTGGAGGATGCGCTCAACATTTCGCTGACCTACCGCAACCATCTGAACATGGATCTGGTCGCGAAACTCCTGGGGGAGATGGACGCCGACCGGCTCCGTCAGGATATACTCGACCGGAAGCTCGCATTCGAGAATCCCGCGTCCGGGCTCCTGGAGATGCCCGGGGAATACCTCTCCGGAAACGTTCGGGAAAAGCTGCGAATTGCGGAAGAAAAAGGGCATGCCGTCAACGCTGAGGCGCTCCGGCAGGTGCAGCCGAAGGAACTGACAATTGACGAGATTTATGTCAAGCTGGGCTCCCAGTGGGTCCCTCCGGACGTGATAAAGGGTTTTCTGGTTCATCTCGGATACAGCGGTTACAACACAAAGGTTGATTTTGCCAATACGATCATCGGGGAAGACGGCCGCTCCTCATGGAGCGTGAGCACGAACTACGCTCAACTGCCGCAATGGGACACGGCACGCGTGAGCGCGTCTGAACTGGTCACGGACACGCTGAACCTCAAGATGACGCAAGTGTACGATATCGTCCGGGATGAGGACAATAACGAGCACCGCGTTCTCAATGGCGAACAAACCGCCGCCGCACAGGAAAAACAGCGGCAGCTCAACGACGCATTCAAGGACTATATCCTCCGGACGCCAGAAGTTGCCAAGCAGTTGGGCGACATCTACAACCGGGAAAAGAACAATTACGTTGACCGCGTTTGGGAAGTGCCGACCCTGGACCACTACCCGGGCGCAAGCGCGACGATCCGCCTGGACGACCATCAAAAGCGCGGGGTTGCGCGGGGGCTCCAGGGCAGCACCGTGTATGCCCACGCGGTCGGCACCGGAAAAACCTACCTCTATTCCACGCTGGCCATGGAGCTGCGACGGACCGGGCAGGCGCGCAAACCGCTGATTGTCGTGCAAAATTCGACGCTGAACCAGTTCGCTGCCCAGGCCCGCCAGCTTTACCCGGCGGCCAAGATCCTCTGCCCGACCAAAGCGGACCGGCAGCAGGCGAACCGGCAGCGGCTGATTTCCCAGATCGCAACGGGCGAATGGGATTTCGTGATCCTCCCGCACAGCTTTTTTGACTCGATCTCGGTTAAGCCCGAACGTGAACGGGCATTCTTGCAGGAGCAGATCGACATCATCCGCCAACTTCTGTTGGCGGAGAATGAAGGGCGACGTCGCAGCGGGAGAAAGTCTCTGAAGGTCAAGCAACTCGAAGCTCTATTGAGGCAAAAAGAGGCCCGAATGAAGGCCCTTCTTGATCAGCGCCAGGATTCGCACATGGCCCTGGAGGACATGGGCCTCGATGCGATGCTGGTAGATGAAGCGCACCACTACAAGCGCGGCGAGTTCTTTACTCAAATGGGGAATATCAAGGGGATCGACCGGGGCGCCGCGGCCAAATCCTTCCGATTCCTGATGAAATGCCGCGTGATCCAGGAGAGAACCGGCTTCAAAAACATTTACCTGGCGACCGGGACGCCCGTATCGAACACAACGGCGGAGCTCTGGACCCTTTTGCGCTATATCCGACCGGATCTTCTGGAGGCGTTTGGGGCCTCTTCGTTCGACGCATTCGCCACGTCGTTTGGTGAAACCTCCTACGAGCTTGAGCCGACGCCGACCGGCGAATTTGCGCGGGTTGCCCGGTTCAACAAGTATGTCAACGGTCCGGAAATGCTGCGGATGTGGAAGGCGGCCGCAGACGTAATCCTTCAGGATGAGGTCCCCCGCTGGAAGGGCGCCGTCCCGAAGCTGCGCGGCGGAGAGGTTCAGCAAATCATCCTGCCAAGGTCCGATATGCTGGCGAATTTCGTCATGGCGGTTCGCGCGGCGCGCGCGGAATGGAATGAGTTGCCCGGGGATGAAAAACGTGAAATGACCCACATCCCCCTGATGCTGTACAACTGGGCAAAATTTGCCGCAATCGACATGCGGCTGGTCGTCGCCGGGGCTCCCGACGTGGCAGTCAGCAAGGTGAACCGTTGCGTGAAGGAGGTTCGCAAGCGGTGGGCCGATACTGCGGACAACCGTGGAACACAACTGATCTTTTGCGACACGATCAACGGCCCGAACGGCTTCAATCTCTATCAGGACATCAAAAAGAAGCTCGTCGCCAAGGGGTTACCGGCAAACGAGATCGCGATCATCACCGATTCCAAGTACAACAGCGATGTCGCCCGCGAAGCCTTGTTCGAGCAGGTGAATGAAGGAACGATCCGCGTTGTGCTGGGATCTTCCTTCAAGCTGGGAACCGGCGTCAACGTTCAGGAGCGGCTGTCGGCAATCCACCACATCGATGCGCCGGTCCGGCCGATGGACTTTGAGCAGCGAAACGGCCGAATCATCCGCCCCGGGAATACCAACGTGGAGGTGGAGATCCTCGCCTATGCGACGGAGAACTCGCTCGATGCGCTGGCCTATTCCGTCCTACAAAAGAAGCAGAAATTCGTCAACCAACTCCTGCGCGGAGACCTGCCAGGCCGGATGTTCGACGATCCGGCGGACGAGCTGCAATTCGCGTTCGAGGACCTGGCGGCGGCGGCAATGGGGAACCCGCTGTTCAAGCTCCGTTACGACCTGGAGGGGCGGCTCCGGGAGTTGACGATGCTTCGCGCCGCGCACCGGGAAAACATCGGAACGATCCGAAACCGGATCTGGTCGAATGAATCCTGGTTAAAGGATAGTAAGGTAAAGATCGCCGGGTATGCGCGTCTGGCGGATGCCGAAAAAAAGGCCTTTCCCGATGCGAAGATCACCCAACTGACGCTCGACGGCAAAAACCTGGATCTGCAAGAGGGAGAAAAGGCCCTCAAGGAACGCATGGATGCGGAGCGGGCCGCCGTGGAAGGGGCGGTAGGGGCCTACCTGGCGGAGGCGGAAGCCAGCAAGGAAAAACCGCAGATGCGCGGCCATAAGAGCCACCTCGAAGACGTTACGTCACTGATCTGGAACTCCACGGCACGAGAAGCATGGTCGGGGGCGAATCCAAAGCTGCGACAGATCGTCGAGCGAATCAACGCAATTCAGCGAGAGATTCAGTTCCAGGTGAACGGCCAGGATGTCAAGATCCAGATCCTGCCGCAGATTGAAACGGAAACCCTCGAAGATTTAACGCAAAAGACGTCGCCTGCAGTTGATCTGATGACCGTGGCGGAAATAGGCGGCGGCGTGGCCACCGCGAAGCGGTCCGTCTCCGGGATCTTGACCGACTTGGAGAAACATATCGAAGCAACGATCCAGAGACCAGAAGTCATCCAGAGGGACATCGAACAAACACAGAAGGATCTGGAGGCCAAGCGCGCGGAGCTCGAAAAGCCTTTCCCAAAGGAAGAGGAATTGAATGCCGTGCAGGGCCAGCTATCCGAGACTATCCGCACGCTGGAGGCAACAGCGGCTGAAACGGGCGAGGGTCTCGATGAAGAAGTAAGGAACCGGATAGATGCCTGGGCGGAGGCGATGGTGCGTGGCTCTCGGCCAGCGATGGCCTCGCACTATCCGCGACGGCCCGAGAGGCTGGAACGACCGGTCACGCTCTCGCGAGTGGAGACGCCTGATGCCGTGGCCGTTGCCGAGGCCGTGACGGCGCCCGTTTCCCCGGACCTGGACGAACTTCGCAAGACAGTAGCGGAGAAGTGGAAAGGGCAAACCGACGAAACGGAGCTAGACGACGACGGCGAGCGCGAAGAATATTCCGAATGGCGGGCCGCGCAAGCCCGGGCGCAGGCGATTCTTTCCGCGCATGGAGAGGGGTCCATCGAAGACGCGCAGGCGGGCCTCGACCAGGCACGGCTTATCTGGAGTCAGATGGACCACCCCGAAGGGGAGGAGGAGAATTACCCGCCGATATTCAATTCGGCCCAGAGGATCATCACGGCCGTCCGGCTGGGGCAAGGAAGGCTGTTTGAGGGGGATTATTATTCGACAGAGAGAGTCGAGACGCGAGCCTCTTCGTTGAGTTCGAGGGGGATCGACGATTTGGTCGGCGGATTGACCAAGGCGGTGAAAGGGCTCGTTGCACGCCGCACCGAGGACGGCCGCTGGGTGGTCCGGACGAAGAACGGCCAGGCCGTTGAGATTGTCGCCGTTAATAAGATCGCACCGAACAAGATCGAAATGGCGATCCTGGAGCGCGACTGGGGCGTCAAATACGACACGGCCGCGATGAAGGGCCGACGGATCGCCGGGGCCTATACGCCGGAGACGAAACGGGTCCGTCTTGTGAAGAACGTCGCGGGATCCTACACGATCACCCATGAGTTCGAGCATTTCCTGGAGGATATCGGCGCGATCACCAGCGCGGACATTCGCGTTTTGAAACAGAAGATCAACAGCTTGTACAAGGCCGGGAGACTGGGTTTTGAACCGGCGCTGGCCGACCAGGTCGGCGGGCCGGAGGACCGGGCGAAGTGGATCGCGCGGCAGATCACCGGGGCCTATGACGCGAAGACGCCGACCGGACGGATCCTGCAGAAGATCCGCGAGATCATCAATCGGATCGTCAATGCCCTGGGCCTGCGGACCGCCGCGGGTGTGGTCCGGGACATCCGAACGGGAAAGGTGTTCGACCGGGTGCAGCCGACGGGCGCAATTGCAGGGGATGAGGAAGGCCGAGGCGAGGAAAAATATATGGTGGCGGCCTGGCACGGATCGCCGCACACCTTTGCAAGTTTCGATACCGGAAAGATCGGCACAGGAGAAGGCGCACAGGCATACGGGCATGGGCTTTACTTCGCCGGGAAGAGGGAGGTCGCGGAGTATTATAAGGAAATGCTCGGCCAGGGGGGAAAGATAACGATAAATGGCAAGCCTTTAGAGGCGAATGGCAACACGTTTCTGTCTGCCCTTGCAGTCGATATGGCACAAGCCACAGTGCTGACAAGTTATACAAAAGCAAAGCAAATAGCGCAAATATACATAGACTCCGCCATTGACAGGCTTGAAAACAACCTCCCGTTTACAGGAACGAAAGAAGAACAGAAAGAGGCGCTTGAATATCTAAAGTCCATTGGGAAAGTTGAAACAATGGAAAGAGAAGACGTCGGCCGCCTCTATAAAGTCGAGCTGGCTCCGGAAGAAGACGAGCTCCTGGACTGGGATATGCCCTTACGTAAGCAGAGCGAGAAGGTGAAGAAGGCACTTGCCCCTGCACGGACAGACGAATTTGATCTTAACCCAGAGGACGGAACCGATATAGAAGAAGGGAAAACGGCATATTCAAGAATAATGGACGCTCTCGGCTCTGCCAAGGCAGCCTCCGATTACCTCCACGCCCTCGGCATCCGGGGGATCAAATACCTTGACGCTGCATCGCGAGGGAAGGGCGAAGGGAATCACAATTACGTCATTTTCGCCCATGAGGACGTGCAGATCAAGGAGATGTATTCGATGGAGGGCCAGGGCACGCCCGCTTTCCGGAGATGGTTCGAGGGATCCAAGGTCGTCGATGACGCCGGGCGGCCCCGGGTGATGTACCATGGGACGAGCAAGGCGTTTACCGCGTTCGACAAAAAAGCCGTCGGCAGCAATTTCGGCCTGGACAAGGCAGGATTCTTTTTTACAAACGACCCTTACCAGGCGTCTGAATTCGCCGTCGGCGAAGCGGCCGTTGTTCTGGGCAAGGCGCCACGGAAAGGCGCGAATGTGCTTCCGGTCTATGTGAAGATTCAAAATCCATTCACGCTGGAAGATTTTCAGGACAGAACAACCGTCAATGTCTTCAAACAGATGGAAGAAAATATGGACTCCCTCACGGATCTGTACGACACTTATCGCGGACGGATCATGCGCGGGGCGAAGGAAATGCGCGCCGACGGGATCCTCTTCGAGTATGGTCACGAGGTCCTGGCCGTGCCGTTTGATCCCACCCAGATTAAATCCGCCACGGGTAACCGAGGCACGTTCGATGCGGCCAATCCCGATGTCCGCTATTCGCTGGAGGAACTGCCAGCGGATACGGCGAAACGGATCGGAGAATTCACGCTTGAATTGCCGGACGAGACCAAAGCGAAGGCAGCAGCAGCAGACACGAAACCGGCCATACGTACACAGGCAAAACGACCCTCCGGGCCCTCCGGACCGGTCGGAAGCCAGGCCGAAGAGCTCTGGCAGGCGGCGATCGGTCCCGCCACATCGGCCGTCAATCGAGGAGTCGCGTCGCTGGGTGCCCGCCGGGTATCGCCCGAGTCGCAAAAAGGCCTGACGAGACTGAAACAGCACTGGAAAGAGTTCTGGGCACCATTCTCGACCGTTCCGCAGGGAAAGCGTGCGTTGGCCGCCCGGTACAAGGCGATGGGGGATATCGCACAGGCGGTCCGGTTCCTCGAAGGGCTCCACGAGCAACTTGATGCCTACCCGCCGGAGATCAAAAAGGAGATGTTCCAGTATCTGGACGGGCAGGTACCGCTGGAGACGCTCCCCGAGGACGCCCGGCCGATGGCCGAATCGATCCGGCAGCGGACGCGCCAGATCGGCCTGGCGCTGGTCGAACGCGGGATCCTGGCCGAGGGGCAGTTCAATAAATACGAGGGGCGCTACATCCATTATCTCTATGCGCGGCATATCCTGGGCGACGATGCGGAGATCGGCCTAACCGGGACCGGAAAGCTGGATCTGTCTTACACACTGCGCCGCAATCCGAAGCTGACGATGGAGCAGCGGCGCGAGCTGGGGCTGATCGAGGATGCCTCGATCGCCGTTCCTATCGGCATGGGGAAAGCGCTGACCGACATCGCCAAATGGGACTACCTGGCGGCGATCGCGGAGAATCCCGATTGGGTATGGCAGCCTTCCGTCGTCAAGGTCCCTGTCGGCAAACCGCTGGCGCACCCCGTGAACGGGCGGACGCGGCGCTACGTCACGATGGGAATCGGCAAACTGGCGAAAGAGACGGAGATCTACGCGGAGATGGCCGCAAAACATCCCTCCGCGGAGGTCGAAGAGCATTACCGAATCCTGCGCGCGGCGCTGGAGCGGGCCGAGGCGGCGACGGAGAACATGCCGCCGGATTTCAAGCAGTTGCCGAACGACAAGCATTACGGAAAGCTGGCCGGCGCGTTTGTCCGCACACCGATCGCCGACGATCTGATGCCGATCCTGTCGCTTTCGTCCGACAAAGGAAAGCTGTTTAATGCGATGATCGAGATCCACGGGCAGGGGATGGCGATCTTCAAGATCGGCAAGGTGGCGATCAACTTCCCGACGGCGTTCCGCAACATCATTTCAAACATCATCCAGAACAACATGCGCGGCCGGCCGCTGCCGAAGATCGTCGGCGATATCGTTTCGGCGCTGGAGTCGATGAAGGCAGGCGATGCCTATTACGAGGAGGCCTTCAAATCCGGCATGTTCAAGACCAACTGGTTCGCCGCGGAGATCAACGACGTGCTGGAGCAGTTCCGGAAGGTCGGGACGAAGGATGCGATCTGGACGAGGGCCCTTTTGGCGATCAAGAATGTCGCAAAATACTACGGGAAGATCGATGACGTGTCGAAATTTGCGATCTACAAGCAGATGCGAAAAGACGGCGCCGACCACGCCGAAGCCCTGCTGGAGGCGATGAAATGGGGGATGGACTACTCGCTCGCGTCCCGGTCGATCAAAGGGGCCAGGCAGACGGTTCTGCCATTTGCGACCTATCAGTATAAGATCGCGCCGCTGATCGCCGAATCGCTGGCGAAACGGCCGTGGGTGATCGGGAAATACTTGGCGGTCTGGCCGTTGATGAAGGCACTGGCGCAAGGGATGAACGACCTGGACGACGACGATTGGGACGATTTGATGAAGCAGCTCCCCAGCTACGTCAAGCAAACCGGATCCGTGATGATCCTGCCGTGGAAATCGGGCAAAGGGCAGTGGCAGTGGATCAACCTGGAGTATTTCTTTCCCTGGGGCAACTATCTGGGGATGTTCCGGGATCTGCGCGATACGGATATCGGAGAATTCACGCGCGACGCCGGGATCTCGAACCCGTTTATCGATGTTTTGCGGATTGCGCAATCCGCCCGCGGGGAGGATCCGCCGGAGCACCCTTACACCGGGCAGCCGATCTGGAACCGGCTGGACAGCGCGCCGGTAAAGGCCGGAAAATTCGTCGAGGCGCTGGCCAACGTCTGGACGCCGGCGATGTTGACCCGGCAGGGCGCGATCGGGCATACCGGCAAGGCGCTCATCGGCGGCGAGGACCGCTGGGGCCGGGAAGTAACGGCGGGGCAGGCGCTGGGGCGCTGGTTTGGCTTGAACATCACGGCCGTCTCGCCCGAGCAGACCGCAGCGCAGGCCTCCGTGAAGATCCAGGACCTGAAAAAAGAGCTCTCGCGGGTCAAGGCGGACCAGCGCTACGACGACGAGGAAAAGGCGGAACGCGAGGAGCGGATGCGCGAGAAGATCGCCGAAATCGGGCGGGAAGCGCCGGTTTCCGTGCTGCCCATATTAAAGGATAAGGGGAAGGACCCGGTCCACGATGCGCTTTTGGCGATGGTGGAAGAGGGGTCCTTGCGCTCCGGACCGCCCTCCCGGACGGTCGAGATCGGCGGCACCCCCTATCGGATGACGCTCCCGCAGTACCAGGCCTATCTGGAGCAGTCGAGCCGTACGGCAAGACCGCGTTTGCAGAAATTGTTTGAATCCGCGGGTTGGCAGGCGATGAGCGCGGAACGCAAAGGTCAGGTCGTGGCTTCGATCATCACCAACGCGCGCAAGGCCGCCCGGCAGAAGATCAAGGCGGAGATCGCAAGAGAGAATCGGGCGAAGGGCGCTACGGTTGCCGCGCGGGGGTAATGGCGATCGCGCGGCCGGTCACGCCGATGCCCCGGCTGAAGACGCCCGAGACGATCGCGCGGGTTTCATCGATGATCACGCCATTCGCGCCGGCCTTGCGGGCCTCGTCCTTGATCTCCGGGATGACGTCGGCCAAGGTGAGCCGCTGGTACTTTCCGGGGTTGGTATAGGAAATCCGGCCGACTACCAGGAACGCCGCGGAAATCTCCTTCTCGGAGGAATAGACCTCTACGGTCACTCCCGGCGGAAGCGGGCTCAATACGGTGGATCCGATCGGGGTAATTCCGATCGACGTGCAGGCAGACAGTAGAGATATGGCGACAACAAGACAGAATGTTCTTTGCATTTCGTCCTCCCTGATCCAGCCTGTGACTCAAATGCGCCCTTTAACGGGATGATCGCACAAATCGTGAAATGATGAAAGATTTTTCTTGACAAAAGCGTTTTATTCTGTTTTTGATGTATTCAACTGAAGTTTGACAACTGAATAGCCGGGGGGCTGATCATCCCGCCGGCAAAAAAAGTGAAAAGCCTGGGGCTGCGCAAGCGGTCCCGGGCTTTTTGTTTTTGGGCCGAAAAGAACAAGATTTGGCTGCGCGTCTTCCCCTTCACGGTCCTCCTGGATGAACCAATAAACCAACGAAAGGAGGCGCCCATGCCATGATCAACTCCAAAACCATCAATTTCCCCTTCGCGCACGGCGACATGCAGCTTAAGGTCGAGTACTCGGGCAACTACCCGCTGTACATCGGCCGCGCCCGTCCCGGTGCGGCGACATCCGCGGCCGAATGGCAGATCTGCAAAGTCACCTACGACACGAATTTCAACGTAACGGCTATCACCTGGGCCGGCGGCACGAACGATTATACCAACGTCTGGGATACTCGCGCGGCCGCGGTTTACAGTTAGGAGGCACCCATGTACGCAAGGGTCAACCCATTCACCGGGCTTTTAGAATTGGGCGGCCTGGAGGCCGTGTTCAGCACAGTCCCGCCGACGCCCGCCGATACGAGTTATAGCGTTCCGACATTATGGATCGACACGGAACATGACGCGGCCTGGCTGCTGCTGCGCGTTTCGGGGGGCATTGCATACTGGGCGATGCTGGCGACCTGCGATCCCTATCCGCTGGGCTCCGAGGCGGGCTACGATCTCGTTACCGAGGCCGCCGATACGATCGTCTTAAATTAAAGGAGGTATTCCGATGGCAAACGTAAAGATTACCGAGCTGACCGAAGCGACGGCTCCCACCACGGACGACTATGTGGTGCTTGTGGACGACCCCGGGGGTACGCCCGTAACGAAACGATCCACCCTGGCCAACCTTTTGACTGTTGCGCTCACGACGATTCGCTCGCTGACGCCCGCGGCGAACAAGCTGCCCGTGTACACGTCGGGAAGCGCCGCCGTCGCGCTGGAGATCACTGAGCAGACCGTTCTCGGGCGGCTGACCGGCGGCATCATCAAGGCGCTTTCCCGGACCGAATTGACCGCGCTTTTGAATGCGGCGACGACATCGCTGCAAGGCGCCGCGCCGCTGGCGAGTAGCGCGGAGGTTATTGCCGGAACGGATGACGCGAAGATCGTGACCGCCGCCGGGATCACGGCCAAGCTGGACACCGACGGCACGCTCGCCGGGAATCTGGATACCCGAATCCCAACACAGAAGGCGACCAAGACCTACGTTGATACCGCCGCAGTCGCCAAGGCACTGTTTGACGCCAACACGGTCCTTGCGGCGAATTCCGACAACACGCCCGCCGCGGTAACCATCGCGGAGCAGGCCCTGCTGGGACGCGTGACCGGCGGGAACATCGCCGCGCTGACACCAGCGCAGATCCTGGCCGGATTCGTCTATGAGCGCGATAACGTCATCGAGGACCTCTCGTACCTGCCGCCGGTTACGGCGACATGGGACCCCGGCAACCTTGTTGACGGCGCAGGCGAGACATCGGCGGCGATCCCCTATCCCGGTGTTGCGTTGGGGCTTTTTGCGATTGAGGCGATCGCTCCCTACGATCTACAGGGAATCACCTGCAACGCCTGGGTGGATGCCGCCAATTCCGTCAAGGCGCGGCTCCAGAATGAAACCGCCGGAACGATCGATTTGGCCAGCGGGACCTGGACCTTCCAGGCACGCAGAATCTAAGGAGGGAATCATCATGGACTACAACGCATACACGGGGATGTTGCCGGAGGCGATCAAACAGTGCGAAACCATGGTCGCCGCGCTGGCGGCGCGAGGGCTGAAGGCGACGATCAACGGGGGGTATCATCACCACGGGAGCGGAGACGACCTCAGAACCTGGGGAGTTGTCGCGGACATCGCCTGTTCCGATTCCAAGGTGCTGGCGGAGGAAGCCGCAAAGCTCGGCATCACGATTCAAGATGACGGAAGCCTGGCGTTTCTGGAATCGGATGGGAAGACATTGACCATCGAGGATTTCAAATCAAATGAGATCACGAGCGATATGACCCGCGTGGTCAAGGTCGCGGAAATCAAGGAGGTATAATCATGCCGGCAGGATACAAGAAAAACTTCAAGAACCACGCGGTAATGATCCCCCGGTTCGCCGGAGTAGACTCTGGCCTGACCGGAATTACGTTCGGCGGGTTCCTCTGCGACAAGTTCATCAACTCGCAGCCGTCGGCCAAAAACGAGGCGGGCACAGGCTGGTACGACGTGGCCCATTCCGCCGTTCCCGGGACCATCCCCGGAATCAGCAAGCCCGGCGATCCGGTATGGGACTATATCGATTTCCCGAAGGCGATGGTGGCCTGTGCGAATAAGGGCAAGGGTTGGCATCTGCTGACCGATTTCGAGTGGGCGGCACTGGCGATGCTGGCGAAAAAACAGGGAACCATGCCACACGGCGGGAATGCCAACGTTAACCCGCCGTCCGACGTCACGTACACGACCGAGACAGCCCAACTCGACAAACATCTGAAGGCCGAAGGAGCGTCCTACAACCGGCCTCTTCCGGGAACAGGCCCCGCCGCCTGGGCGGACAACCATCTGGCCTCCGGCGTTTACGACCTCCAGGGGTTGGTAGCCCAGTGGGTGTGCATGATGATGGACACGAACGGCTATCCGCAGATCTCGGCAAACCGCGATCTTTCCTACGAGGGATCGCCGTTCGGCCGCGGGACGATCTCCGGGACGAACCTGCTCACCTGCGACGGCGCGGGCGTGAACTGGAAAAAGGCCTGGGAGACCTATCTGCAATACGACGCGGAGGCAGCGACGTTCACCGTGGGGCATCTGCTCCTCGGACTGACCTCGGGCGCAACCGGGATCATCACACAGGTGATCGATTCCGGCGCAACGGGGATCCTTAAGATCCGCCGGACCAGTTCGGCGGCCTTTGCCGATAACGAGGTCATCCTCGCCTACGCCTCATCCGCCACAACCAAAGCCGTCACCGGTGCGGCGGATAACGGCAGCGGTTTGATCCGAATCACAGCCGTAGGGCATGGTCTGGTCAACGGCAACCTGGTGACCATCAAGTCCGTCGGCGGAACAACGGAGGCCAACAACACCGACGCCAATCCCACCTGGACAGTCACCAAAATCACCGACGATACGTTCGACCTGGACGGCTCGTCATTTGCCAGCGCCTGGACCAGCGGCGGGACGGTCTATAAGGTCACCGGTATCGGTGGCTGCGCGGCGGCGAACGGAACCGAGGTCGGAGAATTCGCGATCAAGCATTTAGGATACGACGGCGCGGTTGGTAATTTCGTCCTGGGGACGACCGTGACGGGGTTGGTAAGCTCCAAGACCGGGATCATTGTCTCCGACTCCGATAGTGGGGATTACGGAACTTTGGGGTTGATCAGCGCGGACGCGGCGTTCACCGACGATGAAGAATTACAGGTTTCCGCTGCAAAGGTCGCCGTGGCGAACGGCACCGGCCAGAGCTGCCAGCTCTACTACGCGGAATACAACACCGTCGCGGGCGGATCGTTTGCGATTACGGCCAACACGCCGACGACACTGACGCTCTCCGGCTCACCGACGGACGGGACCTGCACGTTCTGGATTCACAAAACGATCGTTCGCGACATCACCGCCGGAATGACCTCCGGGCACAAGATCCTGACGCTCCGCGATTCCGACAACGACTTGAACGCATTCGCGCTGCCCGCGACGGCGGACGGAACGGGCGCGGCGGCCTACGGCAACGATGGCTATTACTTCGACAAGGCGGCTGCGCGGGCCGCGCTCCGCGGCGGCAACTTCGGCGACACGACGACCGCGGGGGTGTTCTATCTCTACTTGCTCATCGCCCCCTCGAACTCGTACGCCCTCGTCGGCTTTCGCGCCGCAAAAACTCTGTAATCTGGTTTTCTGAGGATCTGTCTTTTGATGAGAAAGGATATAGCACATGCCGGGAATGAGGGATCTGATCATCTATCAGAAGATGTACGACTATATCCTGTACGCCTTCCCGATCATTTCGCGGTTTCCGAAGCAGCAACGGTATGTGCTGGGCCAGCGGATCGAGGTCGGTATGCTGGAAATCGCGGAGCGCATTATCCAGGCGAACAAATCCCGCAACAAGCGCCCCGTGCTTTTCGAGATCGACATCCGGCTGGAGAAATTAAAACTGCTCATCCGCCTGGCGAAGGACCTGGGCATGATGAGCGCCCGCCAGTACGGCCTGCATTGCGAGCGCCTGGACGAAATCGGAAGACTGCTCGGCGGCTGGATGAAGGCGGTTTGAGGGCCATGGTTGATCATGCGCGGGCCGCGATCCGCGGCGGCAACTTCAACAACACGACGAACGCGGGGGTGTTCTATCTCAACTTGAACAACGCCCCCTCGAACTCGAACAACAACGTCGGCTTTCGCGCCGCAACGATTCACGAGTTTCGCCCGACGGCCGGACCCGGTGATCGGCTCCGACCGCAGTGCGGAGAAATGTTGGAATCATGGCCCCTGCCGGAAGGCAAAAAATTGAAAAACGGCGCCGCGCCTCCAGTAGCCCTTGCGACCGAGACGCGGCGGCTTGTTGACGAAAACGCGGAGACCGCCGCCATGGCCAAGACCTACAACCATCTCTACCCGCAAATCTACGACTTCAATAACCTTCACCAGGCCTATCTGAAAGCAAGACGGAACAAACGCTACCGCCGCGAGGTCCTGGAATTCTCGGCCAACCTGGAAGAGCGGTTGATCGACCTGCAAAACCGGTTGATCTGGAAGACCTACCGAACCGGCCCTTATAAGTATTTCAGTGTTTACGAGCCGAAGACCCGGCTGATCGCGGCGCTGCCGTTTATCGACCGGGTGGCGCAGCACGCGCTTTGCTCGGTGATCGAGCCGATCTTTGAACGCGGATTCATCTACGACAGCTACGCGTGCCGCCCACGCCGCGGGCTGCACCAGGGCGTAGACCGGACAACCGATTTTCTACGCCGCGCCCGGCGGAAATGGGGTCGGGTCTACTGCTTGAAGGGCGACATTCGTAAGTATTTCCCGAGCATCGACCACGACGTGCTTAAAAATATCATCCGGCGCCGAATCGCCTGTCCGGACACGCTGGCGATGATCGACGAAATCATCGACCACTCGGGCGACGTCGGGATCCCGATCGGGAACCTAACTTCACAGCTCTTCGCGAACGTCTACCTGGACCAACTGGACCATTTCGTCAAGGATGATCTGCGGGAAGCCTACTATATCCGGTACATGGACGATTTCTGTCTGTTCGACGGAGAGAAACAGCGGCTCAACGGCCTCTACGACGAGATTGACGGATACCTCAAAAACGTCCTGCATCTGGCGATGAACGGTAAGACGCAGGTGTTTCCCGTGGGACCAAGAGCGATCGATTTCCTCGGCTACCGGATCCGGCCGGATGTCCGGCTGCTGCGCAAGCAAAACGTCCGACGGATGAGAAGGCGACTCAAGAAACTGGCCCGCCAGGCTCGCGCCGGGATTATCACCTGGGCGGCGTTCCGCCCGCATCTGGCGAGCTGGATGGGGCATTGCCGCTACGCGGACAGCTACCGGATCCGGAACAGCGTCATGCGTTCGGCCGGGATCCTGGCGGAGGCGGTATGAATCCGTATCTGAAAAGGGAAATCTTTTGCTTCGCGGCCGCGACGACCATCTTGATCGTGATGTTGATTGAGGGCTGTCAGTCTTATCAAGTGATAAATAGGAGGCCAAGATGAAAAAACTACTGTGTGTCATTCTGGTTTTCATGTTGACGGGGTGCATGACCGCGAACATGCTGGAGGCGGAAAGATCCTACTATCAGGCAATCGTGAAATTCCAACAGGCCAAAGCAGCGCAGCCTCTGTTTGAATTGACTCCGGCGAAGGAAGGCGAACCGATAGTGCTGGGCAATGTCGGATCGTTCAAGGTCTTTGCTCCGATCTATGAGAGTGGCAAGGAAATCAAGCAATACACTCAGACCGATTATGTTGGTCCGTGGCTCCGTGTCGTAAGCGCGGCACTGCCGTGGATCGGAGCGTGGGGGATTGCTCATGAGGTCGCCAAGTCTGCCGGGGATACGATCACATCCTATAACCAGTCTGTCTCCGGCTCCAACAATACAGCCGGAATGCGGACGAGCAATATCCAGACCGGGAACATGGGAGACGGGAACAGCCTGGCCGGGATGACGGAGATCAATGACTCCTATAATCCGACTACGATCACCACGACAACTACGACCAACACGACGACCACTACGACAGAGAATCCGCCTGCGGAGCCAGTAGAGCCATAGGAGGTCAACAGGGGGGGAGGCATGACCGACACCGAACAGATTCTTCTCGAGATGCAGAAAGGGTTCAGCGATCTCCATGACCGGCTGACAAAAATCTCCGATGCGGCCAACGCCCGGCAAATCAATTGCTCCGCGCGATTCTCGGGAATCGAACAGACGATCGCGATCCGGGCGGCAGTGAATGGTGTACACGAGACCGTCAAAAAAAAACGTGTAGACTTCCAGACATTTCTCGTGCGCGGGGCGTTGAGCACGATCATCATCGGCATGCTGGCGATTATTTGGAGGATTTTCTTGAGTCATATCGATGTGATTGCCAAGTGACGTAGCGAGAAAGGCGGTTTCACAGTAAAAATGGTCGATATTATATTCGGGCAGCGAAATGAAACGTAAATTTGGAAGGTTGATCAGGTTTGATCGGCGGAGTCGCAAATATCCAATCCGCTCGCTCATTGCGCAGAAAGAGCCCAGGTCCTATACCTGGCCGTGTGGAGTGGTCCTGGACCAGGGATTCGAGGGCGCATGCACAGGATTCGCCGTGGCACACGAGGCGGTCGCCTGGCCGTGTCGCGTCTGGGGGATAACCGAAAGGGTGGCCCGCGAGATCTACAAACGGGCCCGGCAGATCGACGAGTGGCCCGGAGAAGATTATGAAGGTTCCTCCGTCCTGGCGGCGATGAAGGCCGGGCAGGAGAAGGGCTGGTACCAGGAATACCGATGGGCATTCGGCGAGGAGGATCTTGCGCTGGCCGTGTCGAGGAAAGGCCCCTGCGTCTTGGGGATCAATTGGTATGAGGGGATGTGTGAAATAGATAGCAAAGGATACATCCACCCGACCGGAAAACTTCTCGGCGGTCATGCTATCCTCTGTAAAGGTTATAATGTCCGGAAGGAACGATACACGCTCCATAACAGTTGGGGGCGAAACTGGGGGATCTACGGGGCCTGCTACATCTCGAAGGCGGATATGGTTAGCCTGCTCAAAATGCAGGGAGAGGCCTGTATCCCTATAATCAGATCAAAGTAAAAAAGGAGGTACACTTATGCCAGGCTTTATTAAAAGGTGGTTTGTCAATTGGGCAACGAGTTTGCTCGGAGCGAGTGCAGGAGGAGCGCTGATCCTGGAGGGACTTTCAAATGATGACTATGTGAAAGTGGTCCAGGGCGTATTGATGCTGCTTCTCGGCCTGTTCGCCAAAGACTCGTCAGTAACAGGCGGGCCGGACAAGCAGTAATGAACACAATTTGGATCTGCATTGCGATCCGGCTGCTGCAACTCCTCCGGTGGTATATCCGCAAGATGACCCCGGAGGAGCGGGCGTCATTCAAGCAGGCGATTAAGGATATGCCGATGATGGACGAATTAGACCCGAATCACGGGATGGGTGGGCGATGAATCCCTGCGGAGCGATATTGATGATTCTGGCCTCAGCAGGCGGCGCGCTGATGCTGATCGCGCTCCTATTGTGGATGGGACCATGAACGACGATTTCTGCTATCCCTTGGAAAGATTCAAGGAATATCGCCCTCCATATCCCCGGCTGGTGTTTGCCGACAACGCTTTTGGTCTGTTTGCTTTGGGGGTCAGGGCAAAGACCAAGGGGGCTTACAGCCATTTCATGTGGGAAATCGGACCCGGAGAGATCGCGTCGCAATCCCTGTATTTCAAAAAGGAAAGTTTGGATCATTTCAGGAATTACCATCTGAAATTCGTTTCGTCGCCGTACTGGACGGACCGGGACCGGAGCAATCTGCAGGCGGCGATCCGGAGCGATCTTTCGCTGCCGTGGTATTCGACGCTGTATGATGTGGTCGGCGTGATCGGCGAATTTCTGGGGATCGAAGGTTTGAACATTCCCGGGCTGCACTTCTGTTCGGAGCGCGGATCCTACCTGATGATTGTCGAGCCCCATTACAATCTCATCAGCCCGACGCCGACGGGGTTGAACCAATGGACAAAGCAAAGCGGTCGGTTTGAGGTGGCCGGTCGCTACATCCCGGATCAATATCAGCGCGAATAGGGCTATGAGGGAATCATTTGACCGCGCATTTCAAATCACGATCGGCCTGGAAGGAAAGCCGTCATGGGACCCACGGGATCCGGGCGGCTTTACCATTTGGGGGCTCTCCTCGCGTTACAATCCCGGCGTGAATCCTTCGACCACCCTCGCCCAGGCGAAGGCGATATACCTGGAGCGCTACTGGACTCCCGCAGGCTGTGACGCTGTGCCTTGGCCAATGGACTGCGTCCTATTCGATTCCCAGGTGAATCCGCAGAACGATCCGAAATGGAATTTCGGCGGGAACAAGGAGATCCTGGCGCTGGATCCCGAGAACTGGCAGGAGTATCTTTTATTAAGGATGGTCCGCTACATGCGGAATTCTAAGGACTGCTACGTCAAGGGGCATCTGTTTCGGGTGCTGAAACTGTTTCAGCAGATCCGGGAGGCCTCTGGTAAACATTGGTAAACAACGGATGGTTATCCACGGGTTTTGTGGGGATAGCGATAAAATAAAGTGCAATAATATCAATATTCTTAGTGCGTGTCGGGTTGTCTGGATCGGATTCGTAATCAGCAGGTCAGCGGTTCGATCCCGCTCATCGGCTCCATGATTTCAAGGGGTTAGGATGGTTTCCTAACCCCTCTTTTATTCCCGGTAAACATTTTGGTAAACAATGACCATTAAAAAGACCTCTCCGGCGACGATCGGGGCGTCTACACGGCGACGGAGCTTGGACGAGAAGCTGACCGCGCCCGTTACGGCATTGTCGGTGATATGTCGATTACGGGAAGCGGCTTTCGATCGTCCCGGAGGCGCTTCTTTTCGTCCCGGCCGGGATCGTAGAGACCGGGGAGCGCCAGCTCGCGCTGCGACCGGAGGCCGTCGGCCAGATGGGCGTAGACCTTGACGACCATCTCCGAATTGACGTGGCCGAGACGTTCGGCCAGCTCCAGGATGTTGGCGCCCTGAACAAGCGCGTGGCTGGCGTAGAAATGGCGGATGTCGTAGAGGCGCAGCGGCTTGGTGATCCCGGCGCGCTTCTTGGCCGCGTTCCAGGCGACCTTCAGGCTTTTGACCGGCCTGCCTTTGTACGATATGACGTACTCGCACAGCTCCTTGGCCTTCAGCAGCGCCCGCTCCCGCCGTTTGAGGCGGACGCGGAACAGCAAGGAGACGTACTGGTAATGGACGCGGTCCGTCTTAGGGCTATATATCCGGATCATCCCGGTGCGGTAGTCGATGTCGCCCCACTTGAGCGCCAGCAGCTCGGATTCCCCGGGGCGCAGGCCGGTGTGGTATTCGACCTCGATCGCCCAGCGCAGATGATCGACCGCGTGCTCCATGATCCCGCGCAGCTCGTCGAGCGAGGGCAGCTCGACACGGTATTTTTTGGTTTTGAGCGGTTTGCGGTTCGGCCAGGGATGGTTTTTCAGGATCTGGCGTTGGATCGCCCAGGAGAAGATTTTGGAGATGTAGCCGACATACCGATTGGCGGTGCGCGTGCCGGCGCCGCGGTCCAGGATCCGTTTCTCCAGCGCGGTGAGCTCTTTCATCGAGATCATGCCCACGCGGATGTGCCCCATGACCGGGTAGGCGTCGTTCGTTACACAGCGGATGATCTCGCGCCTGGTTTTTTCGGAGAGCTCAGCCGCGCGGTGGTTGATGTAGGATTGCGCGAGCTGGCTGAATAACGGGGTGCCGAAGCCCAACAGGACCGGCTCCGTCCTGGGCCGCTTCTTGATCAGCTTGATCTCCAGATCGCGGGTCTCGGCGTCGTCCTTCGCTCCATCGGCCCGGCCGAAGTACTCCCGGCAGCCCTTTCCGGCCAGGTCGCGATAATGACAGTACCAGCGGCCGTCTTTTGTCACGCCGACGGACATGGATGATCCTATTAGTTGCAGCGATACCCGCCGAAGCCGTCGGAACGGCAATTCGTGCCGTCGCTGTTGCGGAAGCCTCCGAAGCCGTCCGGACGCGTTGTGCTGCCGTCACTGTGGCGCAATCCGCCGAAACCGTCGGATCGCGAAGTAGACCCGTCGCTGTGGCGATACCCGCCGAAACCGTCGGACCGCGAAGTAGACCCGTCGCTGTGGCGATACCCGCCGAACCCGTCGGGGCGCACGGTTGTTCCGTCGTCGCTGCGCCATCCGCCGAAGCCATCGGAACGGTACGTCTGGCCGGCGGAAACAGTCGGCAACGCCAGCAGACAAACCAACAACATCAATGCCGTCCACTTCATAGCTGCCTCCTTAACCTTCTTAATGGATCTCAAACACGACCAAACCTGTGCTCACATTATACCGTTTTGATTTTTACATCAATCGCTCATGTTGGCAACGATTTTGCTCTCTCTCTCTCTCTCTCTCTCTCTCTCTCTCTGGCTCGTGGAATGCAGGCAACGTACAGGCCGAGCCGCGGAAGGGTAGGACGCGACATCCGGGCTGCGGCGTCACCCAGTGCCGCTGCGTATCTTTAACGGCAACGTGTCCCCCGTGTCGGCGTATTTTTGCAGCGCCGCCTCGATGCGGTCTATGTCTGACCGCTGGGCGTCAAGGCGTTTCGTCAAAGACGTTATGCTTTGCTCCATCGTTTTAATATTCAGAGAGAGTGAAGCAAAAAGAGGACTGCAAACTCGTAAGTACTGATCGGCGGAGCTCGCGCTGTGATTGTTTGCCTGTTCGGGGATGACGGGCGCCGCCGTGGTTTTCGGTTCAACACCAGTGAGAAGCCAGTCAATGGATTTGCCGGATGCTGCCGCGATTTTAACAATCTGGTCCCATTCGGGTACGCGACCAAGCCCTTTGGGGATCAGGTAATTCATCAAGGTTGTGTATCCTATATTGGCTTTTTCGGAAAATTGCCTGTTTTTTAATCCTGTTTCCTGGATTGCCTCTCTTAATCTTGCTGTGAATTCAATGTTTTTTGTCGCCATATTTTTAATTGAAAATATATCTTGACATTATATTTCTGATTGTGTATTTGGGAGTCAACATTACAAATGATGCACAAACAGGCAAAGCAGTGCATCGCAAGCTGTTGATCCCGGGCTCTGAGTTTGGCCGCCCGGACCCGGGATCAACCCACAAAACCACCGCCGCAACCCGGCATCGACCGAATAGGGGGTGATTATGTTGGAACAAGTCGATAAGCTAACAGAGAATTACACCGTCCGCGTACCGGAAATCCTCAAAAAACAGATTGACAACCTGCCGATGAGCCACAAACGCCGCCTTACGGAGGCGATCCTGGTCGCAATGGCCAAGGTGGTTCATGACGCCCGTTTCGATCCGATCGTATATCTGAACGAAGAAAAAAACAAGACAATTGATGCACAACATCGCCGCACTTCGTTCAGCATCGAGGAGGATGATCTTTAATGAGACGGGTGCTGCGCAAAGAAGGCGACCAGGTCACGGTTGAAATCGAGACACCCTGGCTGACGGAGGCGGAGGCGGCAGCCTACTGCGCGTGCAGCCGATCGACATTCCGACGACGCTACGCCGGGACGCCGCGCGGCGGCCAACCGCGATCCTGGCTGTACCACTGCGATATCCTCGACCAGTGCATCGCCGCGCGCGCGGCGGAATTGACCTGCATCCCTAAATACTATCAACGAAACTTCAAGGACCTGACCATTACGGATCCGGTAACGGGCAAAGTTTACCGGGCGAAGAACGATTCCGCGCCGCGGGGGAACAAAGGGTAAATCATGGATAAGCCAATCGGGCAGTACGAGGAAGCCGGGCAGGAGATCGGGCGGCTGGTGGATCAAAAGAACCGGGTCTACGGGGATTCGTTTCGCAAAACCGGGGAGATCCTGCGGATCATCCGACCGCAGAGGAGCTGGGGCGTGGACCTGGACGACTTGCTGGCGGTCGTCCGGATCATCGACAAGATCTTCCGGATCCTGACGAGCCGCGACGCGCTGGGCGAGGATCCCTGGCGAGACATTGCCGGGTACGCGATTCTTCGGAGCCGGCAGATCGAGGAACAAAGATATGCGGAGGCGGGAGGCCAACGGGAATGATCCGGGTGGAGGCCTGGTCAAAGCAGTTTGACGGAACCTACGATGTGACGGTCGCCCGGCGCGGCCGCCGATACACCTACACGATAACATCACGACAGCGATTCCATGCATTCCAGAACCATATTCGACACGAGCGGTATCACGCCGCGTTTGCGCTATTGGACGCCGACGCGGCGTTTCAGTCTCCCCCGGATGCGGCGGCTCCATCAAAAGGCCGATTTCACCCAATGGATGGGCGCAAGCGCCCCGATCCCGGCGAGGGTGGAACGTCGGGTCCTGCCTCCAACGCCGGGGGAGTTTATGCGGAAACGGGGTATTTGATCGGGCCGGACGCGAGCCCGCTGATCGCGTCCGCGGACAACCGGACGGTTATGCTTTATCCGGACTGAAAAGCAGCGGACAGGGGAAGTATTGTTGTATGGGCCCCCGGGCACACCAATGATGACGGCCCGGGGGCAATTAAAAGGAGGGGCATCATGGACTTTATAGACATGGGGATTGACAGCATTTTGTTCGTTGTCGGCATGATTGGCCTGTTTCTCCTGGTCGATGCAGTAGCGAAAATTATCTTCGGCGGGGGTGATCATGAATGAACCTTATATTTTAACAGAAACAGCACGAGAACTAATGCTGGAGTATCTGGCGGTAAAGAAACTTCGTGACATATATGTTGCTGCGAGATTTTTAGGATACAGGCTTGCCAAGAGGGCTGCCAAGGATGCGCTCAAGGCACACTCCAAAGCATGGGAAGAAATTTATGCCGTCTATCCTGAATTAAAAGGCCGGAAGAACGTTTCGGTCAATATACAAACGGGGGTTATTTCAGAGAATTGAACGATCCATCAGGGATAATTGGAGGGAGTGCGATGAAATTGTCAGATTCTTATCTTTGCCCGGACTGCAACGAGGTGTTTGAACCCGATCGGACCCTGATGATTCACGTCAAGAATCCAGTATGCCCGGGCTGTGGAAACCGTTTCAACCTATCTATCGGCCGAGTCATGAACCGGAGGGAGCCGTCGTCTATCCCTATCGTGGATTCGCGGGGATTCTTTCTGCAGGAGGCGCTGTGAGTATGTTTTTCTGGGGAATGGTTATCGGGATCTTCTTGGGCGGCGTTGTCGTGTTCGTATGCTTCGCATTGCTGGCGCTGTCGGACGAGGGAAATGAGTAGGCACATCAACACATTACATAATGGGAGTTTGGAAAATGAGACAGAGTGTTGCCAAGGCGCTGCGAAAAAAACTGTACGGAGACAAGAGCAGCCGGGCGCGGCGCTATGCCAGAGATGAACAAGGGACGATCCATCGCCTTGACTTGGGCGCGGCGTACAAAAAGCACAAGCGCGCCTGGAAAAAGTTGACCGAGGCGGAGCGGCGAGCTGCGAATTCGTAAACCAATCATCTTGATCGAATCATAAACGGAGGGGACATGCGGCGGGTATATGAGGCGTTTTTTCGTCCGGGCGAGGTCGTGGAGATCCGGGCGATCGATGTCGAAGGGGCAGGACCGTGGAAGGGGAGGGCACGCGGGACCGTCTCCGGCTATTTCAATGATGCGGAGGCATTCGCCCAGGCTGCTGCCGCCCTGGACAAGGCGCAGGCCAAGGGCGTCTATTTTACCATCAATCCATGCAATCCGGCATTACTGGCCAGGGCAAACAATCGCCTGGTCGCCAATCCCAAAAACACGACACAAGACAAGGATATCATTTGCCTGCGCTGGCTGCCGATCGATCTGGATCCGCGGCGGCCGTCGGGAATCTCGGCGACGGGCGAGGAAGTTCAGGCCGCCGTGGACCTGGGACAGCAGATCGCCTCCTGGATGGAGGGGGAAGTCGGATTTCCCAGGGGGGTTCGGGCGTTTTCCGGGAACGGGATCCATCTGCTGTATCGGCTGACGGACCTGCCGAACGTCGAGTTGAATCGGTTCTTGATAAGGGATTCGATCGCGACGCTGGCAAAGATGTTCAGCAACGACGCGGTGGATGTCGATCATACGACGTTCAACCCGGCGCGGATCTGGAAGCTGTACGGGACGACCGGCCGGAAAGGGGATTCGACGACGGACCGGCCGCACCGAAAATCGTACATCTATGACGGGCAGGAGCTGGGGATATGAAGAAATACGGATGGAGGTTCGGTGTTGATTTGGAGGGAGGGGGATCGGGATACCTGACGGAGGCCGGTGATCTGATCTCAAGCCCGGGCCTGGTTGAAGGGTTCACCAGCGGGGATTGGGACGAGGTGAGTAAGGAGGGTCAACGTCGCGCCGATCTCTACGAGGACAAGATCGGCGGCGAGATCGTCCGGATCACCTGTGAATTTGGATAAAGGAGGAAAAGATATGAAGGCGAAAAAAAGCGACGGAGGAGAGTATGTGCCCGAATTCACGATGAAGGGAATCCCTAACGTGAAATTCGGCGGGTTCGGTCTGTCTCGATTCATGTGTACGGACAAACAGAAAATCCCCTATTGGGGGAAAACGCTTCCCGAAGCCATGATCTTGGCAGCAGACCAGGGGAAAGGGTCCCATCTGATCACAGCGTATGAATGGGCCGCGCTGGCCTACCTATGGCAAAAGGCAAAAAAAGTTGACGATCTTCATTTTGATCTCCATGCGGAAACCTGGCAGTGGGTCATGGGATTGTTCATGTCGGGCGACGGGCATGTTGACGTCTTGGCATCCCTCGATGTTTCCTATCATGGCAGTCCGTATGGAAGGGGGACCATAAAGCGTAATGGCAAGAGGCGCGCGCTGGTCTGTAACGGCGCAGGTTCAGGATGGCTGAAAAACTGGCCGCCCGGTAAATTTTCCGGAATGAGTGTATACATCGCAGAGGCAAACAACGGGGATGGAGGATTTTATACACTCGCAGGCAACAAATCAAATTCGTTAATTTTGGATGATGCAAATCTGGAAAGCGGCAAGGCTACGTTTGTCGTCCTGAAGCACATCCAAACGGACGTCACACAGGGACTTCATTCAGGGGAATATGTCGAGTCCCTCTCTCGCAATAATGATTTAGCCCCATTTGCGATCCCTAATAAAACAAGCTCAAATCCTAATGCAAATTTCGGGAACGGAAGGCTCTGGTTCCAGAAAAGTTCTCATGCGCGGGCCGCGATCCGCGGCGGCGACTTCAACAACACGACGGGCGCGGGGGTGTTCTATCTCGCCTTGAACGGCGCCCCCTCGGCCTCGAGCAGCAACGTCGGCTTTCGCGCCGCAAAAGCTCTGTGATCTGCGAATCCGGAAATCTGTATTTGAGGAAATCTGATGGCCGAATCGTTGTTTGTGATGCCTTTTGGGAAATTTAAGGGCCGGGACATCGAAGATCTGCCCAGGTCCTATCTGGAATGGCTGACCGGCGAAAAATTCTTTTGGGAGAAATATCCCGACGGCTGCAAGGCGGTCGTCGCGGAACTCAAATACCGCGATCGCTTCGGAGAACCATGATCCCTGTCACACCTGCGGATATCCTGAAAAAATTGGCAGCCCTGGCGCCCGGGGATGAGCGATCGGCCGGCACGGCGGGAACACCCGCCCCCGCCTCCGGACAATCCTCTCCCCGAGCCCAGGGCTCCTCGACCTCTACGCTGGGGCCGCTCGATGTTGGCCGGTATCTATCCGCCCATGGAATCGAGTACACCCTGAAGCGAAAAGACGATGTCGATCTGTATGTTCTGCGGGAATGTCTGTTCGATTCAAATCATCGGGGGGGTGAATCGTCGATCGTCTCCGGCGCCCGCGGGTTTGCCTACCAGTGTTTCCATGCGTCATGCAATCATGATTGGAAGGATGCCCGGGCGTTGATCAGCGGCGACAAGTCCCTGGCGGAATGGTGCGAAGGTTACGATCCAAACTGGAAGCCGCCGAAAAAGGGTCGGCAAAAGGCGCTGCCCGCGCCGGGGGCGGACCATGCGCTGCCGCCCGCGGGTGGATCGCCGGAGAAATTGCCCAGGCCTCCCGTGCCGGATCCGGAGAATCCGTACGCCACGGTGGACAACATCATCAACCCGATATGCGAGACGGCGATGGTCCGGATAGACGGATCGAAGGCGCCGTCACCAATGGAGATCGAGACTATGAAATTCTTCGCGAAACGCGGCTCCAGGATGGAGTTTGTTCCCAGGTATGCGGCTAACTACCTGTTCGATTATTTGAGTCCCCTGGCGTACAGCGCGGGGCAATTCTGGCAATACTCCGAAGGGGTCTGGAAGATCTATCCTATAGAACAAATCGCGGCTGTCCTGACGCACGCGCTGAAGGAGCGCGTCCAGGGGCGGATGGTGGAAGGGGTGCTCACGGTGCTGCGCGGCCTGATCTATGTCCCCGACGACCGCTGGGAACCGGATCCGTACATGATCAACGTGAAAAACGGAATGCTGGATATTCGGACGATGGTATTGCGGCCGCATTCGGCGGATTATTATTCCCGGGTGCAGTTGCCGGTGACATACGATCCCGAGGCCCCGGTTGGCGTCTGGTATGAATTCCTGGAATCGATTTTCCCGGAAGACCATGAGAAGGACGCGGAAACGGGAAAATACAAGAACTATCTGAATAAGCACGTTCTGGCGCAACAATTCGCCGGCTACTGCCTGCTGCGCGACTGCCGGTATCAGAAGGCGATGTTCCTGTACGGCTCGGGGAGCAACGGAAAATCGACGTTCCTGAATGTGATCGGCGCGGTGCTGGGGGCGGAGAATACCTGTTCGCTGAGCCTGACGACGCTGGGGGAGAGGTTCAAGTCGATCTATCTGCATAACAAGATGGCGAACCTGGCAAGCGAGACGAACCCGCGAGCGGCCCTGGAGAGCGACATATTCAATTCGGTCGTGGCGGGCGACGAGATCACGGCAGAAGAGAAGTATGGAAAGAGCCTGAAATTCAGGCCGTTTTGCAAATTTATTATCTCGATGAACGAAAGCCCGCAGGTGACCGACAAGAGCTATGCGTTCGAGCGGCGCGTTTTGGTCCTGGGATTTAATAGGAGATTTTCGCCGGAGGAGATCGATCCACGGATGTCGGACAAGCTGATGGCGGAGCTCAACGGCGTTTTTAACTGGATGGTGGAAGGGCTGAAGATCCTGCTGAAACGCGACGCGTTTGTCGTCGGATCAAATATCCAGGAGGAGATCGACCAGTTGATGGGCCGGGTGAACCCGTTCATCCGGTTCGCGGAGGAGTGCTGCATCATCGATCCGTCGCTGAGCGTGCGGACCAGGGACCTCTGGGAGGCGTACCGCGATTGGTGCGAGGACGGCGGCAACAAGAAGCTGGGACGCAACAGATTTTTGGATCAGGTGCTGTCGCAGTTCCCGACGGTAACGCGCGAAAAAAGCCGGGCAACGGGCCTGCAACGGGCATTCCTGGGGATTGGATTGGAATCGGCGGCGGTCGAGGATATCCGGGACAGCCTGGACCGCCGGCGCCGTGACCGGGAATCGTGGAGGAATAAGGAGGAGTAAGGGATGGGATCGATTCCGAGACTTAAGATCAAGGATGAGATTAGATACAGGAAGGGATCGACGGATGATTCACAGAACTGCCGCTGTTGCGTTGAATTTGTCAATCTTGAGCCGGATGCGCCGGTTCAATACAACGCCCGGGGAATGTGCCGGATCATCGGCCTGCGCGACCTGGTGCGCTACCGGGTGCGCGGCGACAATCGATGTGATCGTCAGAGGGGAGGGATGGTAATGGACGCATGGTGGTGCGGAGTATGTAAAACGCCATGGACTCACGGGGAAACGGAGTGTCCCATCTGTAAATTCCGGTTCGAAGGACCTGCAAGCTAATATTGATCATAATCCAACCAACCAGGTGCAGGCGCGCTGCCCTGGTCTTCGCCGCCCCCTGCCCCCATCAATCCGGTTTATGAAAACATGTTATTTAAGGCCTTTTCTTAGGGTGTCGATACCTATATTTCATTCTGGACCCGCTTTTGTCCCGCTTTTTTTCTGCGATCCCTGAAAAAATGATGCAGGAATTCAATACGATGGAGATTTGTCCCGTTTGTCCCGCTTTTTTTCACAAACTTTTATTATATTTCACAATACATCAATTATATCTGCTACTTATATCATTCACGTGCGATGAATGTATCAAGATATAGATGCAGAAATAGAAAAAGTTTGTGAAAAAAAGCGGGACAAACGGGACACTGAATATAAAAGTAATATAATCAGGGTGTTATAAAAACGGTATCCTATTTCAAAAGCGGGACAAAAGTGGGACAAAAGCGAATTATAGGTAACATCGGTCCTCCTGCCGTCGCCAGGTCGAGCGCCGGATCTCCACCGGGATTTGCATCATAACCCCATAGGGGGATGAATCGTTTGTCGTTTCGTTGCGGCCTCCTGGGTCCGGAACGGCCGCGAGACGGGTGCGCGAGGAGCTTTGTTGCAGGAAAGTCCCGTATATGGTGATAATTTTTAAAACGCGGTTTGTGGGGGGGAAGGGGAAGCCCGGAAAGTGGGCGTTTACGCCCTACTCTTGATTTGTCCTGGTTTGCATCGGACGAACGGGCTTGGTGAGACGGTCTGGGTGGATTGGGGATGGAAGTTGGTTGGTTGGCTGGCCTGGATGAGAGGGTGCTGGGCTGGATTGGGCTGGACTGTCAAGTAAAAGGGTAGGGTGGATTGATTGAGGGGGATTTTGGGGCTGATTCTGGGCGTTTGGCTGGCTGGATCAACCTGCCAAGTATTGAATCAATAGATATAAATGAAAGCAAGAAAGAATTCATTTTGATAGCGGAGAGCGGCGAAAATCGCTTCTTCCTCAATACTGGCGCGTGTTTGCGGTGTTTCGTTGCTCGCTATCTTATACTTAAATGTTGGCAAGTTGGTTGAACATAAAAAGGCTGGATTCGTCAGGATCAAAAGCCGATCGGCTGCCTGCCGGTCGAATACCGCTGGATCCGGATGGAGGGCAAACCCGAGACCGGCTTCCAGGGACCAGGCGGGTGCGGGTGCGGTAGGCTGATGGATAGCGGGTTGACGGCAGGCGGCAGGCTTCCTTGTTCTTATGTGTGATGGTTGGCTGGGCGCGTTGGCCTGCTGGCTGGGTGCGTCGGGTTTGAGAAGCGCGTCTCGCTGGCTGGGTGATCGATCGAGGGGGAAGGTCGAGATCGCGCGAACCCAAATGGTGGAGACCGGGACTCCCTCCCCCGGTGTCATCTCTATTTGCGAGTAGTTTTGAAACTTTTCACTCAAAATGATCTACGCCCTGTGAATATGGGGCGGGGGGAGAAACAGCTTTTCTTAGTGAATATCTTGAAACAACCTCACGCTGTCCATCGCTAAATTGAATCAATGCGCTATTTGCCCGACCTCGGGTGATAACACGGCATCGTCTTCTATAGAGAGATAAACGTTTTGTGTTGTTGCGCCAAAAGTAAATATATTCATTCATAGCTTAATATATTCATATAAAAGCCGGACGAACCCCCGTCTTCGTTGGAGATCGGGGCTTACAGCGCAATTTTGGAGGCCGTTTTTAAGTACTTTACTCATAAAATCCTCCCTTATAGTTCGTTGGCGTAGATGTTGCGGATCTCGTCGGGCTGGACGCAGAGATAGGCCAGCGTCTGGGCCTGGGTCGCGTGGTTGAAGCAGGTCATCAGCTCCGGAATGCCGACGCCGAAACTGACGCGCTGGTGGTATCCCCAGGTTTTGCGCAGCGTGTGGCTGCCGTAGTTGCCCGGCAAGTGGATCGCCTTACACCAGCCCTTGACCAGGCGATGGACCGAAGAGACGGTCAGCGGCCCTCTTTGCCCCCGGAATAGCGGTTCGTTGTCCGACCAGTCGCCGGTGGTCAATAGCGCCTGAATTGCCTCGACGCAGGCCTTGTTTAGGGAGATCCGGCGCATCTTCCCCGTTTTTTTCTCCCGGACCTCGATTTCATCCAAGGGACGGGCGTTCCGGACCTGGCCGACGGTGATCCGCACAAGATCGCTCGCCCGCAGGTTCGTGTTGATCCCGGCGGTAAAAAGGGCCTGGTACATGACGTTGCCGTTGAGCATCTTCCGGATGGCCTTGATGTCCTTGATATCCCGGATTGGATCGACTTTGATTTTCGATCCTGCCTTTGGATGATTTCTGTTCCCGCCCTGGTTCTGCATGATTCCCTCCTTCTTCCATGTTTTGGTCATTATATGGCATATACTTGGTTGTCTGTCAAGTACTTTTTTATATTTTCTTATAAAAGATGGCGAGAAGCGGATGACGGAGGAAAATGGCAGCGGAGAAAGGCCAAACCGGCTGTCTTGGCGGCCGGAAATGGCGGCTGGCGGCGGATGATGCAGAAAATAAAAACCCTGTCAAGCTGTTTTTTCACTTTTTTTATCTCTCTTTTAATGGTCAGAAGTGATCCTTTTTTTGTCAGGGAGCGTCAGGCCCTTATCCGTCAAAAGCTGTTTCAAAAAGCCGTGTTATACTACCGCCGCTCGCAAAACGAAGCTCGTTCTAAAAATGGAAGGATTTGTATGGCGAAAAAGGTCGGCAAGATCGAGCAGTACAACCTGACACAGCGGGTCCTGGAAATGGCAACGCAGGAAGGGCGCCCATCCCGGGAGATAACCCGGATCCTCAACGGCGAAGGCTTTTCGATCGACCAGGCGACTGTCTCCCGATTCCTGAAGAAAATGCGCGAACTTTCCCAACCAACCGTCGCCGAAGTCGTCGAAAAGCACGTCCTTACGACCGTTCCTGCCGATCTGGATGCGCTGGAGGAAATGGAGCTCCAGTGCCTGGCCCGAACGAGGGAGGTCAAAGGGGATTTCAGCCACCGACTGGCCGCGGTCTACATCGAAGATGATCTTCCGCGCTGGCTTTCGCTACTTACCGAGGCACGAAATGCCTTTGCGGAGCGGTCCGCGGACCCCGAAAGCGGAAAACGAGACGATCCCGTCGAGCTGGTCGTCGAATCGATCATCCGGCAGGCGATCATGTATGTCACCAACGACCTCGTTCTGGAGAAAATGCGCAATGCCGCCCGTCGAACCGCGTCCCAGATCATCGATTTGAAGCTCAAATACTCCGGGATCATCGGCGGCGAGACCGCCGGCGGAATCTATTTCAGGGACCGCGACGAAGATGTCGCGTCCGGCGACGCCGAACTGCGGAAAAGCGGGAAGATCAACCTGGGAACGGAGGACAATGGTGGGTAAGGAACTGGTTATTGCCCTATCGCCGACGCAGAAAGAATTCGTCCTGACGAATGCCGAAATTGCCCACCTGATCGGTCCGATGGGCGAGGGAAAGACCTATGCCGGGGTTGCCGGCGTGATCTGGCATGCGAAGCGGTGCGGTGTGCCGATCCGCGGCGCGCTGATCCGCGACACCCACGTCAATATCAAAACATCCACCGCGCCGTCGATCACCGAGGTCCTGGGCGCTCGCGCCGTCTTCAAGAACGATTTCCGGAAACTCTTCATCCAATGCAACCCGCCGGTCGAGCTGGATCTGTTCGGAATCGACGATCCGGCCTCGATCAGCAAGCTCCAGGGGCCGCAATACGCGATCATCTGGCTGGAGGAGCCCGCGCCGATCTATGAAAAATCCAACGCGGGGCTGCCGAAAGACGTCTTCGACCTGGCCTGTGCGCGCGCGGCGCGGCAGCAGGGCACGCGGCCGCGGGTGCAGATCACGCACAACCCGGCCGACAAGGGCCATTGGACAAACGAGCTCGCCGAAGCGCCCCGCGAATACCTAACCGTCGAGGTGGACGGGCAGATGATCACCATCCATAAAGAGACGTTCCGGATCCCCAAGGGCGAAAATGCCTACCTCTCCCCGCTGGCCCGCGCGATGCAGATGGCCGCCTTCAAGAACGACCCGGCGAAATGGGCCAGATACATCGAGGGGAAAGAGGCCGATGTCCACGAAGGGCAGACCGTCATGCCGGGATACGATCCGGCCGTCCATTTCAGCCAGCGAATCCTGCCGGTATATCCCGATTTGGAGTGCTTCCGCGGCTGGGACGGGGACCAGCACCCCTCCTGCATCACCGCGCAGTACAACCCGTTCGGCCAGTTGGTTATCCATGACGTGCTGACGGGCGAGGGGATCGGCCCGAAGGAGCTCATCGAGGAAAAGCTGCTGACACTGATGGCCTCCGGGAAATACAAGGTCCGGATCCCGGGATGGCGCGATATCGGCGATCCGTCGATGCGCGATCCGGACCGCTCCACCAATTCCACGACGGCCGCGAAAACCATCGATAAGTTGCTGAAGACGCGGTTTGAGGCCGGTCCCGTCCGCTGGCTGATGCGCCGCGACCCGACCAACTACGCGCTGAAGCGGCGACTCAACGAGGGGCGGCCGGCGATTTTGCTTTCCGCCTCCGCGTTTGCGCTCCACCAGGCGCTGAAGGGCGGCTGGCATTACAAAACGGACAACAGCGGCAATGTCAAAGGGGCGACCCCGGTGAAAAACGCGCACGACCATGTCGGCAATGCGTTTGCCTATATGATTTCCATGCTGATGCCCTACGACGTCCGCAAGGAGATCAAGGAGATCGAAAAGACGGTCCGGATGCAGCGCGCGCTCAGTTACGGCGGCGGCTGGCACAAGCCGCAGACCGCGGCGATGGGAGGAAGGGCATGAAGCGAAGCGACCGGTTCTGGGAGATGCGCGAGGGCGGCCCCTACGACGCCGTGGGAGGCCGCGAGGTCTTCAAGTGCATCGGCTGCGGCGCGGTTTCCCGGCCCGAAAAGGGATGGAACGGCGAGCCGGGCCATGTCTGCAAGCCTGGATGCCCGTGCGCGGGCGGGGACCTTTCCGTCGTCGCCACGCCCGGATTCCGAAAAAACTTCGATCGCATTTTCCCGAACGCGCCCGGCGCGGGGATATAGGAGGCCTGGATGCCTGTGGAAATGATCGCCGATCCGGCGGAAGAATTGTTGAAGCGCGCCGCGGAAATCCGCCGGCGGGAAGAGGACGCGCGAAACGGCGGTGCCGTCATGGACGCCCAAGAGCTGGCCGAGCGGGAAGAGGCCGCGCAGGCCTATGCCGGAGAGGACGAGAAACATTTCACGGATTACCTGGCCGATTGCATCAAGACGTCCGTCACTTCCATGGAGACGATCCGGGAGATCCAGAGCCACTGCTACCGCGTCTACAAGGAAGACGAACCGGTCAACTACCAGAAAAAGGCCGCATGGCAGAGCCGGATCGTCGTCCCGCGGCCGTTTGCGACCGTGCAGTACGGCGCGAGCGCCGTCAAAAAGGCCTTCACACCGAAGTTCCTGACGGTCACCAACACCCGCAACCCAAATTCCGGAGAATTCTGGAAGCGGTTGCTGGACGTCCAGCTCAACGAGCAGCACGCTCAGTTCGGGATTCGGTTCACCGACGCGACGACGATGGGGCTGGCGATCGGAACCAGCATGGAGATGATCCCCCGCTACATCCCCGGAAAAGGACTGGAATACGTGCTGATCGAGCCGTGGAAGATCCACCGCGACCCGGACGCGATGCCGCGAGACTGCCAGTCCGGCATGTACTGGATCCACCAGGAATGGCTGGATTACTTCGTATTGCTCAAAGGACAGCAGGACGGTCAGTACGTCAACGTCGATCAGGTTAAAAACCTGACCGGCGAGGATCCAAACAACCCGTTTCTGACCAAGGAGGCGGTCGCCGCCCGCAAGGCGATGATCTGGGAGCGGTCGAACTATCGTCGCATGATCCTGACGTCTGAATACTGGGGCATCGTCCTGGACAAGCAGGGCAATGTGCTTCTGCCGTCGGCTACATTCACCGACGCGGGCGGACGGATCATCCAGAAGCCGCGGGCCGTGAGCTATCCGCACATCCGCTGGCCGGGGATTGCTTTTTCGCCGTTGCCGGATCTGCTGACGTTCAACGGTCGCGGCCTGCTGGAAGGGGTGTTGAGCATCTGGGAGGCGATGTGCAACCTGATGTGCATGCACTCCGACAACCTCTCCTGGCTGGTCAATCCCATGGTCGAGATCATCACCGATGCGCTGGTCAACCCGGATGACGCGGAGACATGGCCGGGGAAGGAGTACCAGGTCAAGGATACCGTCTCCGGGAATCAGGTCGTCCGGACAGTGGACCGGCGGAGCATCACCAACGAAGTGCTGGCCAACATGCAGTACCACGACCAGAACTATCAGCGCGGAACGATGGTGAACGACGCCGTCCAGGGGCTTCCGGGATACCGGAAGGACATGACGTTCCGCGAGGCGGCGCAGAACTTGGACCAGGCGCTGGGCGTCTTTTCACTGATGGGAGAAAATATCGAATACGGCGCGATTACGGCGATCATGGCCGGCGCGGACCTGATTTCCGCAAACATCGCGCTTCCGGACCTCCGAACGATCTTCTCCGACGAGGATCTGCAAAAGTACGGCATTTCCACGGATCCGGCCACGGGCAAGATCGTCGGCCTGCCGCCGATGGACGGATCGTTCCATGTCAGCGGGATCCAGAGCCTGATGAAGGAAAATGAAGTCATGGCCACGCTGAAAGAACTGGTGATTCCGCTGGCGGCCAATGCCCGTTTTGCCCCGTACATCAAACCCTACGAGATCCTTAAGGCGATCGAGGAGCGGACCAACATCAAGGACGAAGGCGTCTTCGCCACCGAGGACGAGGCAAAGAACCTGTTGGATATCGAGGCGAAGCGCGGCAAAGCCGAAGAGGAGGCGGAGGCCAAGGAGGCCGAGCAGGCAGAGGCGATGGCTCTGCTCGAAATGATGTTGAAGCTCAAGGGGTCGAAGAGCCAGGAAAAAACCGTCGAGCAGCAAGGAAAGACGGCGGAGACGCAGGCGATGATCGATGCGCTGGAGATGATCCAGAAGATCAAGCAGGCGAAGGCCGCGGAACGGGCCCCGGCCGCGGGAGGGACGGCAAATGCAGGCTAAAGGCGCGGACATCGACATTGTCACCGGAAAGCCGGTGGAGATGAAGCGGCAGGCGGACGCGGAGGTCCGGGAGAAGATAGAGCAGGACGGCCTCAAGCGGCAGGCGGAGATGGCCGGATTGATCCACTCCGACGCCGGGAAGCTGCTGGTCGATCTGATTGCCGACCGACTGCAAGCCCGGATCGAGAAGCTCATCGCCGAGGATCCCGAGGCAACCGCCTACGTGAACATTCTGAAGGAAATTGGGAACAAGGACCGGCTGGGGCGCGAGGCGATGAAGAAGATCGTCGCGGCCCGCCTGGGCCAGGGTCTTTAAGAAGCAAATCGGACGGCCTTCCTGATCAGAAGGCCCAGCCAAAAGAAAGAATAAGGGCGCATGGCTGCGCAGCCCGCAGAGAGCCATGCGCCCTTTTCTTTTGGCGAGACGAACGGACAGGGATAAACGGCCCCCGGGAACCGGGACAACGCCGACAAAGGAGGAAGAGAATATGGAACAGAAGGAAACAGAGGGAAAGCAGACCACCCCCGACCTCGATCGGATCATGCAGGACGGACGACCCGCATTTGTTGGGGCCGTCGAACCCGAAGCCGATGCAACGGGGCCTGTCCCAATCGGGCACAACATCCAGAATGCCCAGGAGCCGACGGCGGAGCCGACGGCAAAAGATGAGGAGGCCGTTACGCCCGCCGAACCCCCAACGCCCGCTATGCAACCGGCCGTTACGCCGCCGGAACCCGATGGGAAGGGGAAAGAAGCCCCCCACGGCGACTACCGGTTTAAAACGCTGGAGGACGCCGACAAAAGCTATCGGCTGCTTCAGGCGCAAAAAACCAAGGCCGATCAAAAGCTCAAGGCCCTGGAAGCGGAGAAAAGGGCGTTGCAGGACGAGCAACGACGCAAGGAGGCCGAGCAGGCGGAAGACCAGACGTTTCTGGAATTCACGACCGAGCGGAACAAGAAGGCCCTGGCGGAGATCAACGATCTCAACCCGGACGACCCCGAATACACCGCCCAGGCCGCGGCATGCTGGGCTCGTGCCCATCTTGATGTCCGGCGCTGGAAGTCTCCAAAAATACCGGACGCCGGAAACGCCGAAGCCGGAGAGTTCAAGCCTCCTGCCGCAGACATTGCGCCGGAAGAAGACGCGGCGGCGGAAGCGACGGCGGCTGAGGGCTTCCTGGCCACCCGCGATTTCGTCGAAAGCGTACTGGAGGGCGCGAATCTGGGGATTCCCAAGGGCGATCCGCTGTTTTGGAGCTTCGCGGAACAGAGTCCGTCGGTCCACGAGGACGGGACGCCGATTCCACTGAAGGACCAGATCTGGTGGGCCGTCCAACGCACCCTGAATTATCACCGGGATATGAAGACCCCACCGGCCGCCGAGGCGTCCGGTTTACCCCCCGCACCACCGACGAGCCCGCCCGCCGTGCAGCCTATGGGACGCAGCGGCGCGTTTCGTCCGGGCGGCGGAAATGCCGGACCCACCGGACCCGTCAGCCTGGCCGAGGCGGTAGAGTCAGTCATGGAGATGCGGCGACTATAAGAAAGGAGTCACCCCATTATGGCAACACAGACATTTACCTGGGATTACGACGCATCGACCGGAACCTACAAGAGCCATGCGATGAGCGCCGAGCTGCTGAAGCTGGCTGCGCTGGATTTCAAGTTCGTTCCGTTCACGAAGAAAATCGCATCTTTCGGAAGGAAGATGGGCGAGACGGTCACAATGCCCTACTACAAGCCGCTCTCCGAGCCTACCTCGGCGCAGCTTGAGGAAAAAACCCGGATCCCCATCGATCAACTCACGATGGGCACCTACACGATCACCATCAAGGAATGGGGGCGCGGCGTCGAATTCACGTCGCTGGCCGAGGACCTCTCCGCGCTTTCGCCCAACGACGGCGCGCAGAAGGCGCTCAAAGACCAAATGGCGCTTTCCATGGACGCCGCGGCCGCCGCGGCCTTCATGGGAACCAACGCGAAAATCGCGTTTCAGCCGACCAGCCTCACCAACGGCACGTTCGATACGGACGGAACGCCGTCCACGACGGCGCTGGTTAACCTGACGAAGGATCACCTGGGCGTGATCCGCGACTACCTGGCCAACACGATCCACACCCCGTTCTACACCGGCGACCACTACATCATGCTGGCCGCAACGAAGGCGCTGCGCGGGCTGAAGAACGACCGCGTGATCATGGCATTTAATCTCTACCTGCAGAAGGGCGACCTGCTGTACCGCGGGGAAATCGGCATGGTGGAGTCGATCCGCTGCATCGAGGTCAATCACGAAGCGGCGCTCTCGAACTCCATCGGATCGGGCAACGTGCTCGGCGAGGCAGTGGTCTTCGGTGCCGATGCCGTCGGCCGGATCGAGATCGAATACCCGCACCTGCGGGTCGATCCGAACTACAAGGGCGACTTTGGCAGGCGCAAGGCGGTGGCCTGGTACGGCACCGTCGCCTTCGATGTGATGTTCCAGAGTTCGACGGACCGGGAATGCCGGATCGTCAAGATCGCGTCGGCGTAACCGATGAATGCCGGCGGGCCGAAAAGGCCCGCCGCAACCCATAAGGAGGTAATACCATGCTGAGATCCGATATTCCCGTGGCACTTCCGTGCCACCTTTTCATCGACTACGACGACGTAGCGGGAATCGACTGCGATCAGAGCCCCGCGGACGTGGGCCGGTTCGTGATCCCGTTCCGCTGTCAAGTGCTTCTGGCAGGCGTCGTCGTCACCGAGACCTGCGCCGGCGCTGACGCCACCCCACAGATCGATTTCGACCTGCGGCCGACCGCGGGCGGCGATGGGTCACGCGGCGCGGCGGACATCGCCCATTTTGTGCTGGGAACGACCGCCGCAGGAAAGGTGATGTACGACGAGGCCGCCATCGGCACCGAACTGGAGCCAGGCGAAGAGGTCGTCGTCGAGGTGAAGGTTCAGGCGGCAGGCGTCGGCGCGGCGGGGCATGTCGTACCGTTTTTGATGGTCGAGTATCTGCCGGAAACGAAGGCGAACCTGACCGACATGACCGAAACGACCTAACATTCGGGGTTATCCGGGTCGCTTTGCGGCGGCCCGGAACCATCCCGGAAAGGAGGAAATAATATGTTGAGATCCGATATTCCCGTGGCACTTCCCAGCTTCCTGTTCGTCGATTACGACGATGTTGCCGGGGTCGATTGCGATCAGGTTGCGAAGGACGTCGGGCGATTTGTCATCCCATTCCGCTGTCAAGTGCTTCTGGCAGGCGTCGTCGTCACCGAGACCTGCGCCGGAGGAACCACACCGGTGGTCGATTTTGACCTGCGGCCGACCGCGGGCAGCGACACCGACCGCGGCGCGGCGGACATCGCCCATTTTGTGCTGGGCACGACCGCCGCAGGAAAGGTGATGTACGACGAGGCCGCCATCGGCACCGAGCTTGAACCCGGCGAAGAAGTCATCATTGAGCTGAAGACCGCGGCAGCTACCGGCCCGGCCGGGCACTTTGTCCCGTTCCTTCTGGTCGAGTACCTGCCGGAGACGAAGGCGAACCTGACCGACATGACCGAAACAACCTAACCCTACGGAATTTCAGGCCCGCCACGGCCCGTGATTTCCCAGGACGCGGCCTTCGGCCGGAAAGGAGAATGGACTTATGGCAGAACTTGCTTCCACCGACATCACCGTCACTGTCAACGCGCAGGATCGAAACTGCGCGGGCGTCGGCGCAAACAAAGATATGGTCGTCGCTACGATCGCGTTCGGGGACGGATCGCTGACCTATCCGACCAACGGGATCCCGCTCCCGGCGATCGGGGCCTTCGGTCTACACAAGGCGATCGACTTCATGGCGATCCAGGGCGCGCTCGGCGTCGGCTACGCGTATGCGTACGATGCAACAAACCACTCGATCGAGATCTGGAATGCCGGAACGGAACTCTCGGGCGCCGTCGCCGCGACAACACTCAAGCTCCTGATCATCGGGGAGTAAACGCCGGACCCGCCCCCTTCCAAACAAGGCGGGCGGGTCCTTCACCATGGAGGGAGAAAATTATGGCACAGATCCTTTATGTGAAGAACAAAGACGGCCAGGTTGGGACCGTGAGGGTCCTTCGGGCCTGGATCGACATCAACGGGCAGGAGGTGTTTCTGCACGCCGACGGCCGCTACGCCCGCAAGGATGGGCAGCCGCTACGAAACGCGGCGGATTTCAACGTCATTGCCGATGCCATCCAGCGGGAGCAGGCCCTGCGCTGGTGGAAACGGACCGGCGAGGCGGAATCGACCGCCTATTTCAAGGGGATCGAAGAGAAACGCCGGGACGAGGCCGGGGATTTTAGGATCGTCGATTCCGACCAAACCGTCGTGGACGCGATCCTTTACACACGACGCGGAAACGGCAAAAAGAAGGGCGCGGCGATATCCGCCCCGAAGTCCTGGATGGAATGGTTCGAGAAGCGTCCCGACTGGTGGGGTCAGGCCAGGAAGATCGAGTTTATGGACTACGTCTACGAGATCTCCGAGGATACCGCGATCGAAGTGCCCGCGCCGAATCCCGAGGATGCGAAAGCGGAGCAGGCCGCGGCCGTAAATTGAGGGCTTGAACCATGTCCGGTGACATTGTCGATCTTCCGGTCCGTATCTGCCCCGCATGCGGCGCGCTCTTTGTCGAGGACGATCGCATGTACCTGGATCCTCAGATCTGCCCGCGCTGCGGATCCGGGATGGAAGCCGAAACATTGGACAGCGAAACTGCCCTGCTCGGCGAAAGGAGTGAATAAAACGCCATGGACGGGAAACAGCTACGCCGGACCCTGCTCGATGCGCTCGACGAAGAGGTCGCCAACAAACTGTTCAATACGGACCCCCGCGTGCTCTACGATATGCTCGACGCGGCCGCGTGCGAGTATGTCCGGCAGATCAAATGCCTGCACGGATCCTTTCCCATCACGACCGTAGAGGGGCAGCAGGCCTACGACCTGCCCCCGGATTTCCTCGGATTCTACATGAGGAACAGCCGGGACCGCTACTTCGTCAAGTATTACGACGGCAGCAATACCTCCTGGCCGGTGATTTGCCCTTACGAAACGATCTACATGCGGAATCTGACCGACAACGCCGAGATCCCGACCTGCGTGGCGGTGATCGACAAGGCAACATCGCCCGCCAAGCTTACCGGAACGACGTGCGCCGCGGGCGTGCAGGCGAACGGGGAGGCGATCCTGACGGACGCGGCCAAGCTCTTCTTGACGACCAACCTCGTCTATCCCCGCGACATCGTCCACAACACAACCGACGGCTCCGACGGCCTGGTCCTTTCCGTGACCGATGCGACGCGCCTGGTCGCGGCGCTTTTCGACGGGAGCGCCAACGGCTTTGGCAGTGGAGATTCCTATGTGATTACGAGAGCGACGGCCAAGCAGCTCTATCTGTCCGCCCCGAGCGATACGGCGGGGCATACGATCACCGTGCCGTATCTGTGCAAGCCGAATCCGGTTTATGCGGATCATGCCCGCTGGCGGTTCGATGATGTCGCCTGCCGGGCGATCGCCCATGAGGCGGCATTCCAGTACGAGAACCGGAAAAACAATACCAATGTCGCCGACCGTCACCACATCCTGTTTCTCTCCGAGCTGACCCGCAGCCGCCAGGAACGAGCCGCGCTGGCGATCGAGGGGGGTCGGCGGCGCATATTGCCCTGAAAGGGGGAGATCATGGCCCTTGTAGCAGCGACTTTGCTTACGAACATCCGATATCTGTTGAAAGAGGCAACCGCGGCATACTTCCTGGATGCGGAAATCACGGCCTGGATCGCCGACGCGGCGACGGACATCTCCGCAAAAACGCTCTGTTACGAAACCGTATCCGAGATCACGCTGGTCGCCGGGACGCTCGAATACAGCGAACCCGCGGGCTGCCTGAAGATTTCGGCAATCCATTACAACAACAAGCCGTTGACGAAGATCCACCCCAAAATGCTTGGCCTAACCACGAACCGCGAGGCGGGGAACCCGGAGCAGTACTACTATTTCGCCAAGAAAATCGGCATCTGGCCGCTGGCCGCCGACGGATCGATCGCAATCAAGCCGCGGGTGTTCCATGCCGCCGTGACATCGACGATCGCCAACATCCCGGACCAGTACGGGTCAGCCGCAACGCTCTTTGCGCTGGTTAATGCCAAGATCAAGGAAGAGAAATTCGCGCAGGCCTCGATGCTCTACCAGATGTACCTGTCGAGCCTGCTGTTCCACCGCCAGGATCTGATCGAACAGACCGTGGACGCTAAAAGCGAGTTCAAGATCCCGGATTACAACGAGATCGTTCAGCCCGGGAAGGAGTGAGATGGCCGAAAAAGCCTCCAAGAACATGATCGTCCGCAGGCAGGTCTCCCCGAGACTCTCCGGAAACCTACCGCAAGCGGACGACATTCAAGCAGGCCGCGACCAGATCCTGTTCGGGAAAGGCCAGTGGCTGCCGTCGCTGGATCCGCTGGTGATCGGCAAGGAGAATTTCGCCGACCTGCAGAATCTCCGCTACGGGAACGACGGCCTGGATACGATCAAGGGGCACGCGAAGGTCAATACGACGGCGCTGACCGCCTATCCGAAGATCCGCGCGCTGCACCAGCTCTCCGCACCGTACACGACCAAAAGCCGGATCCTCGCCCAGGGGTTCAACGCCGGCCTCACGGAGGCGGAGATCCTGGAAAATCTTTCCGTCGTCCCCGCCGCCGCGGATTTCGCGGCGGCATCGCTGGGGGCGACGGCCGCGGCACAGGGGCGCTTCGCGCGCTGGCCCACCGGGCATGTAGCTTTTTGCGACGGGCAGAACGTGAAGGTCTGGGCGGGCGACGAGATGCCCGTCTCGTTCATTTCGATGGCCACTCATATCGATTCCACGACGAA